TCACGACGGTGAAGCGGATGGAGGCTTTCGGGCTTGCAGGCGAGAAAGCAGAGACTGGAGTTGGTATAAAGCCTTGAGAATTTCTTTTGCCAACTCGATGGAGTCTGCGGCCTCTTCGCTACCGATATTATCATATGCTTTTGCCTCGATGTGGGCGGCATCATTCCCGAGAGCTTTTAGTTCCATCATTGCCTCAAATAGCGCTTCTGGAAGAACGATCGTTGTTTTCAACGATACAAGCTTCTGATGAAGGTTGCTGCCTTGCGCGCTATTGAGATCGCAGATTTCCTCGAGCAGCCTCCGCACCATCATTGCAGCGGCGCGATGAGCGCCGGCCGCATGACATGAAATCGCTTCTCTCAACGTCGCCAGGATAGGCAACGGAAGGTTTTCGGAGTTGAAATCTATAAGCTCTGGAGGTTCTATTTCTACGACCCGTCCGTTCGCGAGGACGACAAAAACGAACCCAAAACATTCTGCATTTGGGCAAATTCTTATCGACGCAGAACAAATTTGCATCGCTGGGCGATGTTCTATTTGCCCATTTTTACTATATTCAATTGCGGCGCTGCCAAAAACAGAGAATGTTCCCAATTGACGGCAATGCGGACATCTGATCGTGATGGGCGCAGGCTTGATCTGTAGCTGCTGTAGGTTTCCTTCCGGTTGAAAGAAATTCGGATTATTCGGCTGAAAAATTGCCATAGACGCCTCACGACAGCTCGTCATCGTCGCGAGTTTCTAGCCGATCCTCGTGGGAGAATGCCATTCGATTTTTTCGGCTTCGACCGATGTCACGATCGAGCCGGCTACGATGTTCACTGAAGGGCTGCATTGATCGATCCTGCCAGCCTTGCCCCAGCGAGCGCGACCTGCCGCTCCGCAATTCTTTTCGCCTCCGCCTGATAGGCGTCGGTCAGCGCAAACGGCCCCGCGCCGTCGCCGATCGGCCCGACATAGACGAACCGCTCGGCAAGCTTCTCGCTCTCGCGCACCCAGGCCACAGGATCCTCGATGGCCGCCGTCGCATCGGGCGAGGGCAGGGTGGCCGCGAGCGCCTCGGCGTCCGAGGGACCGCCCCGATCGCCCAGCAGCCCATCCCAATAGGCATGGAGCTTGGCCCCGCATGTGAACGCGAGGCAGACGGTCTCCTTATTGCCGCCCTGATCGCCCTTCGGCATGCCGCGCGAGAACCGCGATGTTGCGTGCAGCGGCTGGTGAACATCGCCGACCAGATGGAGCAGCCACACGAGATCGTAGGACTTCACGTCATCGCTCGCCGAATTGGAGGCGAGGGCCTGCTGAAACGCCTCGATCTGCGTCAGCGCGTTCGGCGCCTGCGGCGTTTCGCCGGGCGTGCCGTCGGACGAGAACGGCAGGTCGACATAGTGCCAGTAGTCGTGGACGAGGTGGTCGGAATAGCCGGTGTTCGCCGTTGCGCTGGCGCCGTCCTGGGCAATCGAGCGCCGCTGGTAATTGTTGCTGCGCTTGATGTCGTCGGCCCAGGTCGCCGCATGGACGAAGGCGCAAAAAACTCGACGCGATGTATTTTTGCTGCAATCGTTATGGCTTAGGTGGGCGTTGATTGCGAGGAGCGCACATTTCGTTCGCCCACATTTCTCCTTGCGGCTGGGTGGGTTGCAGTTATGGAACCATTTACTCCCGATCAAAAGTCCCTCCACCGTAGTGTAATGGATGATAAAAACATCCTGAGCGGCCAATTCTGGGGAGAGCTGCGCGTGTTTCTCGCGGTGGCGAAGGCAGGATCATTCAATCGTGCAGCAGATATGCTAGGAATGAGCCATCCGACCGTAAGCCGTCAGGTCAAGCGATTGCAGGATCTTATGGGTTCTCAGCTTGTAGTGCCAACGAAACACGGAGTGATTTTCACAGAGAAAGGTGAGCTGCTTGCACAGTCTGTATGTAAACTTGATCAGCAGCTATTTGCGCTCAGCAGTGGCATAAAATCAAAGACAGGAGAAATAAAGGGAGTTGTTCGCATCAGCATCACCGATGCGCTCAGCTCGATTTTCTTGGCCCCGAGCTTAGAGGCTTTCTCTAGAGAGCACCCAAAAATTCAAGTTCATTTAAAAACGCCATATAATATCACTAATCTGAAGGAAAATCAGACAGATATGATGGTCGGTTTCAAAAGCGCTGATTCTGGGGAGTTGGCTTTCCAACCACTCGGATATTTGCATTTCATTCCGATCGTTTCAAAAACGTATATCCGTAATTATGGTTTACCAACGCAGGAAAACATAGCACAACATCGTTTCATTCAATCCGAGTTCTATTCAGCAAGAACAGGTCTTTGGGATAGCTGGTTAGATCTTTGTGACCGCGGCACCATAGCTCACTTCTGTGACCATGCTTTTGCCTACGGAATGCTTGTGAAATCGGGCCTCGGGATCGGGCTGTTAGCGAGCTATACAGTGCTTGAGCCGAGCTCGGTCCCATTGAACCTCGATGCCAGGATTTCGGTGCCGATGTTCCTGATCGCGGTAAGGCAGCGATTGGATTCCCGCCCCGTACGTCTCGTTTTCGATTGGCTTTCCTCGATTCTCGGGCCTGCAAACCCGTGGTTTGGGAAAAAAATAGATCTGCACGCGAGACCATCGGCCTACGATATCGGATTCCGATCTCTATTTAATATCGATGAATGATCGGTGCTGCCGACAAAGGTCAATGCGTTCCGTCTCGGAAACGATCAGGGGCGTGGAATCCCAGAATTTGCTGAATCTTCTCCTTTAGATGAGTTCGCTCCGGCGAGTCCATTCCTTCGAGTCGGTTCGAGACATGCCGCTCGATCGCTTCCCAGTTCGGGCCGAATAGCGTGACGGCTTCATTACAGAGATCCGCGAGAAGTGTGTATCCTCTGTCCTGGATAGGCCGGTACTTTTCATCTGCCATTTTTTCCCGCCTTGTTCGAACGTTTTTGAACAACCGATGAAAATAAGCAATATTCCATGATATTCAGCTTTCATCCACTATCCGCCACGGAACTTAGCTCACACTTTCTGGGGCCTTGGACATGGCGGAGACTAACGCATATAACCACATTCGTGTCGAAATTATAACCGAGTACGAGCAGCTCCTCCACGCTTTCGCTGTTCGCAGCATTTGCTTCATGGAAGAGCATGGCGTTCCTGCGCGCCAGACATTCGACGGCAACGACTATCAGGCGACGCACGTGATCGCCTATGCACATGATGAGCCGATCGGAACCGCGCGCCTGAGATGGTTTCGCGAGTTCGCGAAAATGGAGCGCACTTGCTTCCGAAAGGAGCATCGTGGTCCCCGCGTCCTTCAACATTGTTCTCGGTTCATTTTTGATCATGTGGCGCAGAAAGGCTACGAACGCCTAGTGACTCACGCGAAGCCGAAGTATGCGCGGATGTGGCGCGGAGTATTGGGTTTCGTCCCGGTCGATGGCAAAGAGCCGATGTATTTCGAAGGGGAGGAGGAGCCGTATCTCGAGCTCGTGAAATGCCTCGATCCCCACCCCAGGCCCGTCTCGGAACAGGCCAGCATTGCTGTTCTCTTTAGGGTGGAAGGACGGTGGGATAAACCTTCTCAATTCGAGAGCGCAGTTTGAGCGAAAGAACAGAAGAAGCAAAAATGGAAAATATATATCGCGATTTTCTGCAAGAATTATTGGGAATTCATGCCAGGATGATCGAGCGTTTGTTGCTCGATGAGCCAACACCGGTTCTCGCGGCATTGTTTTTAGATTTAGGAAAAACATATCTACGTATATCCGAGATACTGCAGCGATTAGAAGTGGAAGGTGACGAATACAAGCCGTAGCGCGCATGTTGTCGATGAGGAGGGTAGAATGGTAGTGCGAAAATCAAAAGCAAATGTAGCAATGAGTGAAGATCGTGACATAAATTCAATACTTGCAATGCTTGACTATATTATGCCGGAAGTGAAGAGTATCGATCAAGATGCTCTTGAGCTTCTTACGGCCGCGCGAGGGCGATTGTATGGCCGCCTCGTCGAGGACATGCATTGTGTGCATTGCGGATCGATAATGAAAAGAGCTTATTGACCCCACTAAGAAACAGGCCGGCACAGAAGTCAGACGCGTGTCATACAATCAATGAAATGCATTCGAACTCCTGGGAGCTTGCTCAAGCCGCCAATTCCTGACGACTTCCGGGATTCGGGCCTCGAAATCCGGCCATCGTTGGATCAAATCGCGTTCGATGAGGATAAGTCCTCTGCGTGCGACCGGAAATGGAATCCGGTCTTCCCGCAACAATCTGACCGTATAAGTTAGAGCGGTCACGAGCATGTCTTCAGGACGTAGGCTTTTCGTTTGCATGCCGCAGACTACTATGAAGGGGCTCGACAAAAATTTCAGAACGGTGGCAATCCACAAATATCTGCCGAAACAGAAGGCTCCACCGGTTGAAGTCGGTGGGGCAACGCGGGCAATCAGCGCATTTCAGGGCAAGTCGGGTCTCCGACGTGGGATTTTCATGATCGACAGACCGAATTTGGTTCGCTCGATCAGCCAGCGACAGAAATCGATCCCGGTTAGGCCGAGCGCGAATCCGGTCAGCCCCGGCACCGCATCGGCCGGCACGAGAGCCGGATCGACGCCGATCTGCCGGTAAAGCCAGTGCACGCCCGCGCCGACGAGTGGCGCGAAGATCGGCGTTCCGACGAAGCTGAACGCTCCGCCGGCAATGCCGGCTATGATGCGCAAGTGCCACGGGCCGTTGAGCAGCAGCGCGCTCACTCCGGCGCCGGCGAGCAAGCCCACGAGCGGCGCGACATGATAGGTGTCGTTGGATATCGGATCGGACATTTGCGCCTCCTCCTATCGCTTCGTTTCGCCGGCTAGCCCCGCGTCCCGCCGCTGTCGCCACCTCACATTGGCGCCATGCCGATCCCCGCATGTCGAAAGCGCCGCGCGATCGTGGCCCCATAGACGCTCGACCTCGCCCGCGCCGAGCGCGTGCGCCGGGAGCCTCACAGGGCGCTCGCACGGCTTGTCGAGATCGCCGGGGGCCTCGAACCGCGCCAGCTCCCGCACGGGCTCGGTCCGGCTGCTATCGGGCGAGCCGGTCGAGGCGCATGACGCTGTCGCGAGCGAGGCAAGGACGATGATCGTGGGCGGCAGACGCATCGGCGGATTCCTTGAGGCGGATTTCGAGGTCGAGGTTTTTCTTGGCGAGAGCATTCGATTCCGTCGCGCCGGCGGCGCGCGCCTCGGCGATGGCGGCCTCGCGGCGGATGTGCTCGGCGTCGGCGGCGCGCTGGAGCTCGGCGCGGAACGCCTCGGCGCGCGCGTCGCAGGCGGCGCGCTCGCGATGTCCGGCCCAAAGCCATGCGACCCCGAAGGCGACGGCGGCCGCGCCGATCGGCGTGCGGATCGCGGCGGAGAGGGCGTCGAGCGCGCCTTTGACGAGCGCGGGAATGAGGGCGAGAAAAGGCATGGAGATTATCTCCCCACATTGAGGCCGCAGGCCGCGTCGTCGACGCGCGCGGCCTTGACGATGGCCGCCCCGCGCCAGGCGCGCCAGACGAAATAGGCAGCAACCGCGGAGAGCCCGAGGACGGCGAGAAGTGGCCAATAGGTCCGCAGCGCCTCGAGCGCCGAGACGCCGCTCTGGATTGCCGTCGCAGCTTCCTGCGCCTGATCCGCGACATCCTTGACCTGCGACAGCGCCATCGTCGCGCCGCCGATGGAAATGACCGATCCGGCGACGCCCTGTTGCGCCTGATCGGCGCCGGCGATCGTGCGTGAGCCGGCGGCGCGCAGATAGGCGGCCGAGACATTTTCGCCCTCGACGCGCGACGGCGCCTCGACGAGGCGCAGCGCCCCCCGGTCGAGATGATTGTCTCCCGTCGCCGCGAGGAATTGCGCGCGCTCGCCGCGCCGGCGGCCGATGATTTCCTTCGGCTTGTTCCAAAGCAGGAAGGCGTCTGCGGCGCCCGCGTAGTCATAGGCGTTGAGGCGCTTGACGACGCTCGATTTCTCGAACGCGCCGACGCCGATATTGAAACACAACGACGTGAGCGCATCGAACTGGCCTTGCGAGAGGGGCGTGCGGACCGCCTCATTCACGGCGCGCTCATATTGGCCGAGATCGCGCGAGAGGATTGCATCGACGTCGGCCTTCGAGACGACGAGTCCGGGCGTCACGACGGGCGCGCCGGCCGCCGACGTATGGCCGACGCCGATCGTCCAGACGCCGACGCTGTCGCGATAGGCGCGCGTCTTGAAACCCTCGCGCTTGATGAGCTTGGCGCGGCCGTCCGCGCTCATTCGCATGGTCATGAGTCACCTTTTCGTGAGAGGCGCGCACGCGCGCAAAAAAGCCCGCCGAAACGGCGAGCCAAAGATCGAGGAACGGATGCTGTCGCGGGTGTGGCGGCGGCCTATCCGGGCCAGCCGCTTTCTATGTCGATCGCCGCCAGCGCCATCGCGTCGGCTGCGGCATCGATCTCGGCGGCGAGCTGCGCCTCGCGATCGAAGCAGCTCTGCACATGCGCGCGCACGGCCTGCGCCACGGCGATCAGCGCGGCGTGATCGAGCAGCGCGAAAGAGCCGTCGGCGAGCTTCCAATTCACCGCATAGGCGTCGTCGAGCACGCTGGCGACGACGGCCGCCGTCAGCTTGCCTTGCGTCTTCTCGTCGCTCGGCATGCTCATGCCGTTCACTATCGTTCCCGCCGTCTCGGCGCGCCAGCGGCGCTCAGCGAGGGCGGCGCGCTTGGCGGCTTTCAGCGCGGCGAGGGTCGCCGTCGGGACGGGCGTCGGCGCATTGCCTGCGGCGACCCAGGCCAGATAATCCCGATAATCGCGATTGCCCGGATCGGCGGGGATGAGCGCCCCATCGGCGTCGCGCCGGATGCAATCGGAGCCGGCGAGCAGCGAGTAGGACATGTCAGAGCTCCGCTGATAGGTAGATTTTTGCGACTGACGTGCTGCCGCCGCTAGCCCCCGCGCCGGATGGGTCCGTGTTGAATCCAATCGTCCCGCCGTCTGGACCGAGGCTCGAGCCAGAGACCGATATGGCGGCGCGGAGCGCATACCCATATTCCTCGAATGCGTTCGCGCCGTCGACGATGATAATAGTCGGCGTGGCGGCAAGGCGCGTGCGGAAAGCGCCCGCGAGGGACAGCACCGTCACGCTGGCTTGCCATCTGCCAGACCACCCGCTGAGGCGTTGATAGTATCGCTCGCACAGCATCATTTCTATTCCGGGCGGCCGGCGCTCGAAGGCGGAGGAGTGCGCCCCCGCCTCGAATTGCGGGCGCAGGACAGTCCCGGTCGAGAATTCCGCGGCCGTGAGCGTGTTCGCGGCCAGCCCTGTAACCGTGAGCCCATTGGCCGGAACCACGGCATAGGAGCCGGAGGCAGTCGTCTGCCAGACGCGCGCCTGAGCCGTGCCGGCGTGCGAGAGCACATAGGCGCCGCCTTCGATCAGCGATGCTTCGATGGGCAGCACGAGCGAGCCGGCCGTGATGGTGAGCGTCGTGTCGACGCCTGACGCCGCGAATGTGTAGGTCGCGCCGCCCGCGCCCGCCTTCACGCCGTCATGGCCATAGGCGCCGGCTGCGAGCGTCACCGTGCCAGAAACGGCGCGCTGGTTGATCGCGAACGAGGCATTGCGCAGGCGATTGCGGAAGCCCGCGAGCGAGGGCTCGCTCTGCCATGTGGAGCCCGAATAGACGACCGCGACAGAACGCGACGCGACCCACGCGCGCCATCCGTTCTTCGGCGTGTAGAACGCCCAGGCGCCGTTCTGATAGGCCGCGATCTTGCCCGCCTGTCCCGCCCATGCGCCCGAGGGGCTCGCGGCGACGATGTAGCGGTCGCCGTCCGCTGGCGAGCCCGGCGGCGTCGCGAGCGCATCGTCGATGACGGCGAGCTGCACGATCGCGTCGAGCGCGCGCAGCGCTTCATTGTGCGTGACGTGCTTTTGCGACTGGTTGGCGTCGATGAGGGCAAGCGCGAGGTTTGGCGTGCTCGTCATTGCTTTTCAACTTTCAGCTTGGCGATTTCGTCGCGCGCGACGGCGAGAGCGAGCGTTGCAGCGTCGAGAGCTTCCTGTGCTTCGTGGAACTTCGACGACAGCACGGCGGCGCGCTCGGACATGAGCCGCGCCTGGAGCTCCAGTTCGGCGATATAGCCGCGCAGCGCGGCCGGCATTTTGGAAAGGTCGGCCATGGTCATGAGATCCTCGCACCCCAGAAACTATTCTCACTCGCAAGCACGCGGCCGTCGTTGGTCGTGAAGAATATCTTCGCCGCGACGGTGTCGCTCGCGGCGAGCTTCAAGAGCGCAGTCGCCGCGACTTGTGTCTTCTGGTCGGTGATCGCGGCGTCTCCGGCCGTCCCGATCGTGTCCGAATTCGGCGCTGCGCCATTGACCGAAAGTCCGACCTGCATCTTCGTCGGCGCTGCCCCGCCCGTCGTCTCGAATGTGGCGGCGAGCCCGAACAGATAATGGCCCGCAGTCGGCGCGGTGAAGGTCAGCACATTGGCGGCGATTGTCGCGGCGTTTTGGTCGTTGTGACGCAGATTGTTGAACAGCAGGTCGCGCCATGCGCCGGCGACATAGTTCTGTCCGAAATTCAGATAGGCGGAGAATTTCGCCCCTTGCGCATGATCGACGGCGCCGGTCGATTTGTCGATCGTGAAACCTGTTTTGTAGCTCGAGCCATCGGCGCTCACCTTGAAGGTGAAATTGTCGTCTCCCAAGAGCCCGACCAGCGCGCGAGCGGAATAGCCCGTCTGGAAGGTCAGAGCGACATCATTGGCGCTGGCGGTCTTGTTGAACGTGAAGCGGCAATGGTCGGTCTCGGCATCGAAAAGAAAGGCCGTGCCCTTCACCCCGAGCGCGTTGTTGACGTCGGCGGCGAAGCCGTTGAGCCCGACATGGCCGGTCGATTTGTCGACGGAGAGCGCCTGGCGAAATGCCGCTCCGTCTGGCGAGACCTTGATCGTGAAATTGTCGTCGCCGAGCAGGCCGAACAGCGCGCGCGTGGACGCTGCGTCCTGGAACACGAAAGCTGCGTCCTTGGCGGCGGCGCTCTTGTCGACGGCGATCCGCATGTCGCCCGTTCCCGGCGTCACATCATCGTGCGAGAACAGCGCGGCATTGGATTTCACCGCGAGACGGTTCGTGGCGTCGGCGGTCGTGTTGACCCCGAGCAGCGTCGGCGCGGCGGAGAGCTTGCCGTCGAGCGCGGCCTGGAGCCCCGTCACATCTCCGATAGCGTGCGAATGCGCCGCCGGCGCGTAGCCGGCCGCCGCCTGCAGCGGCCGGAACTGCGCGCCGTCCCAAAACCATAGAGCGCCGGAACCGAGGTCATATCCGAGCCAGCTCGTCGTCAGTCGCGTGACGCTCATTGCTTCGTCGCCGCCGTTCCGCGCCCAATCTGGCCGCTCATCTGATAGACCCGAAACTTGACGCTCGTCAGCAGCGCCCCGAAATCGGCGACCTGCTCGGCTGTCTGGTAGAGATAGGCCGGCGCGCCGAGGCCTGTGATCGTGCGCACCACGGCGCTGCCGGCGCCGTTGAGGATTTCGACCTCATATTGCTCGGAGTCCTCATTCAACGGCACATCGGGCGGGTCCCACGCGTCGCCGCCGAAGCGCGTTCGGCGCAGCCATGTGAGCAAGATGTCGCCGCTCGCCTGCCATGTCGCGCGGAGCTGCGACGGCGACCAGGGCCGCAGGCCGACACCGCGCGGCGTGATGCTGTAGTCGTAATAGGAGGCGTCTCCCGGATCATAGAGCGCCGGCCCGATCTTGAGCGTCATCGCCTGCCCGATCTGGTCGACCGACATGCCGAGAGAGACGAGCGAGGATCTCTGAAGCAGCACGACGCGCGCGCCGGCCGCGATCGGATCGGCCATGCCCGACTCCGTTCCGAGCTGCGCGCGCAACAGTTTCGATAGCTTGTATTTGTTCGCCGCGACGAGCGTTGCCGTCGCGAATTGGATGATTTCCCACGCGCCGTCCGCCGCGTTCTTTACGGCTATCGCATTGGCGCCCGCGAAAACATCCGTGTCGCTCGCCGAGAGCAGCGTCGTCGCGCCGTAGAACTGGACATAGACCGCGTTGCCCATGTCCCAGACGGAGCGCGGCCCGCTGTAGAGCGGATCGGTCAGCTCGCCGATTGGCGTCGGCGCCGACACGTTGGCAATGAGCGTGTTCGAGCCGCCGGATGATCGATAGACAGAGACGCCGGTCCAAGGCTCGCCGAAGGCGGCGACCCTCGGCGCGTAAGGCGCGGGCTCTTCGCCGCTCTCCATCGGAATGTCGAGGATTTCGACGATCGGCGGCCCACTCGTGGTGCGTGCCGGCTTGTTCCGGCCGGCTTCGCCGACCGCCGGAAAGACCTTCGCCAATGACGGGTCGAAGCCTTGCGCCGTGAGCGTGCGGAACGTGCCGATATCGATCGTCTCGACTCGCATCGTCATTGCGACGCCCTCGAGCGAGATCGTGAGGCAGTCGCTCGGATCGAGGGCGGCCTTGGACGGCGGCAGCTTGATCGTGGCGCTTTCGCGCCCCGCCCAGGCCTGTTGCAGCAGCGAGCCTGCGATAGAGCGCGCGCGCGGCGGCTCGAGCACGGCGGGCGTGGAGACTTGAGCGACATTGTTCGAGGAGCCGACGTCCTTACGCTCGCTCACCGTGCCTGTCGCATAGTCCGCATAGGCGTCGACGAAGGAGAGATGCAAGGCGCCGGGCAGATCGGTCTCCTGCGCGCGTGTGAGCGCATAGCCGACATCGACCTCGCTCTCCATCACGAGATCGTCCGCGACGATCGTCGCGGACTGCGCGGCGATGCGCGACGCGAAGACGATCTTGCCGCCCGATTCATGAGCGCCGAATTGAAACGCGTTCTCGAGGCCTTCGATCACGTCTCGCGGCGAGACGACGCCGTCCGCCGCCGCGCCGAGGACGAGCGAGTCCGGGCCGAGCAGGCGCGCCGTGTCGAGATCGGTAACGCCGACTGAACCGCATAGCTCGGCGATGATCCATTGGAGTGGGACTTCCGTCAGACGCCCGGTCAGCCAATGGCCGAGCTCGTAATTATAGCCGTCCCGCCACGTCGAGGCCTGGGCTGGAAAGTCGGGAAACGGTCGCGCATCCCACGCCCAGGCGAACATATTTTTCGGCTCGACCATCTTGATCGCGCCGATCGTCGGCGCGTTGTCGCGCCAATAGGAGAGCATCGCCTCGAAATAGGCGCGCTGGATCGCGTCGTCGCGGCCGCCCGTCGAGAAATAGGGAAGAATGGATTCGGACGATTTCGGATCGACGAAGACATTCGGCTGGTTCGTTCCCTTGTCGACGGCGGCACAGCCGAACTCGGTGAACCAGATCGGCTTCGCTCCGGCCGTCCATGCCGTGGCCGAAATGTTCTCGACGCCGCCCGGACGGCTCTTATGCGCGTTCGACCACCGAGATCGAATGTCCTTGTTGCGATAGACCCACGGCTTGCCATAAGCGCCATCGGTGATCGGCGTGCGCGTCTGCGACGCACGGTTGGCGTCGCTCGTATAATACCAGTCGAAATATTCGCCGCCCTCGACATTCGCTTGCAGATAGGCGCGATCATAGATCGACTCTGGCGCTCCCGGTCCTGCGCCGTCCGCGTTCGGGCTCGTGTCGCGCCAATCGGAGATCGGAAGGTAATTATCGATCCCGACGAAGTCGATGTTCGAGTCGCTCCACAACGGATCGAGATTGAAGATCACGTCGCCCGTGCCGTCCGCCGGGCGGTGCGAATGATATTCGGACCAGTCTGCCGCATAACCGATCTTCGTCGCGCCGCCGACGATCGCGCGCACGCTCGCGGCGAGGCTCTTGAGGCGCGTGACGGCCGGATAGGCTCCGTCGCCCGGCGACGAGCGCACCTGCGTCAGGCCGACCAGCTCGGAGCCGATGAGGAAGCCGTCGACGCCGCCGGCGCTCACGCAGAGATTCGCGTAATGCGCCACCATCGCGTCGTATTGGTCGAAGAACGCGTTGACCTGCGTCGCCGCCGTGGCAGTCTTGTCGACCGTGCCGGCGTAGCCGGGCGCCGGCGAGCAGGTGATGCGCCCGCGCCATGGGAAGGCCGCCTGGCCGACGCCGGCCGCATTGGCGCTGTAGGGGTTCGGCAGCGTGTTGCCGGGCGGGATATCCATCATGACGAAGGGGTAGAAGATGCAGCGCAGCCCGCGGCGCTTGATCTCCGCAATTGCCTCCTTGACGACATTGTCGGACGGCGTTCCGCCAAAGGCCGGAACCGGGGCGCCGGAGGCGGTCGGGTCGAGGATGGACGGGTCGATTTGCGACGCGACTTGCGCGGCGGTTCCCAAGGGCGCGAGAAAGGCGCCGGGCGTGCCATAGGGCGCGCGGACTGGAAATCCGTTGACGAGCACGAACCATGCGGTCCCATTGCGCGTGTAGCCGGCGACCTCCCAATCCGCCGGGACCGTGTTCTTTTGGGCGATTTCGACCTTGGGAACGATCTGGCAGACGCCAGCGCGCAGATCGGTCCCGAACCATGATACGACGAGCATGACCGCGTCGGGGGCGCTCAATGCGCCCTCGGCCGCCCACCAATTGCCGCCGGTCGGCTTGTTCGGCGTTCCGGTCCAAGGCATGCTCCAAGCGGGAGCGGGCGGAAAGACCGCGGAATTGTCGCCGCTCCCGACGAGCTGGTCGAGCGACATCATGATATCGGCTCGCGCGAAATCGGCGTTGGTGTTCTGCGGCTGATAGCTCCCGGCGGTGAGGGCGGCCTTATAGACCTGCGTCCCGTAGACGAATTCGCCGGAGCCTGGAATCATGCAGACGGATTTCAGGCTGTTCGAGAGATCATTCGCGTCAGTGACGACGGGTCGACGGATGATTTCCGCGCTGATCTGCGGCACGCGATTGCCGAATTTCGACGCGTCGACGGTCTGGAAAACGAGATAGGCGATCCCGCGATAGGCCGGGACATTTCCGACGCCCTCGATCGACTCGATATGCGTGTCGGCGACTTGCTGATCCGAACCATTGTAAAAGCGCCACGTATATTCCGAAAGGTCGAGTTCTTTTCCATCGGCCCATACGCGGCCGAGAATCGTTCCGGGGCCGCCTTCGCAAAAGGCGACTGCGAAAGAGACGTCATAATGATAATTGACCGTCCAATTAACGCCGAGCTGCGAACCACCGCCGCCGCCGCCCTTGCCGGCGCTGGCGTTGACCTGGAAGCTCGGGTCGAGCGTCGTGCGCTCGGTGAAATTCGAGCACCAGATCAGATTGCCGCCGAGGCGCATGCGGCCCCAGAGCTTGCGGATCGACGCGCCCTCGGAAGAGCCGGAGAGATAGACGTCGTCGACGCGCTGCCCGAAGGTGATGTTCGGCTGGCGATTTCCCGCGTTGCGGCCGAGCGCGCGACCGACGAAGCCGAGCCCCGTCCCGACCGCCGTGCTGACGGCCGTCCCGATCAACATGTCCGTCATTGGTCGACGATCCCGGGGAAGGCAAAGGCGGCGACGATATGGCGCCGCCAATAGGGCGTGAGCGCGATCTCGCGCACGCAATCGGCCGCTTGCGCATGGATCATCGATCCCGGCCCCGACACGATCGCCATATGCTTCGCGATCCGGCCCTCGCGCATCCGAAAGACGATCACGTCGGCAGCGCGCGCATCTTGCAGCGCGATCGGCGTCATGTGGCGCGCCGCGGCCTCGAGGATATGCTCGACGGCGCCCGCCTCGCCCCAGTCCGGCGAGTAGGGCGGCGGCTCCTCGGGCTCGGCCCCATGGACCTCACGCCAGACGCCGCGCACGAGGCCGAGGCAGTCGCAGCCAGCGCCCTTGCACGCCGCCTGATGGCGATAGGGCGTGCCGATCCAAGCGCGCGCCGCGGCGACGATCTCGGATCGAGAGACGGCTTCGGTCATCCGAAGATCGAGCCGCCGCCCTGGTTCGGCGCGCCGCGCTTGGCGGTCGCGACGACATGATCGGTTCCCGGAATATGCGGGAAGCCACGGAAATTCGCTTGATTGGAGAATTTGTCGCGGCATGCGGAGAGGCTTTTCTCGCAGCCGGCCGTCACCGTCGCGACGTCGCCGAGCGCTATGGCGAAGGGCGGCGCATTCCACAGCTCGAGCATGTCCTGGCCCGAGGTGCGCGTATGCTTCTTGATTTCCATCGTGACGTCGGCGTTGGCCCCAGAGCTGAACGCCGCCTTGCCGTGCGTGAACCAATCGACGGCGAAAGAGCCGAGGCCTGTGACGATGACGAGGCGCGACGATCCGGCGGAAGCCGCCGTCGCCGTCCCGCGCAGCGCCGCTTTCGTCAGATCGATGCGGCACTTCGCATCGCCGAGCGTCGCGCTGCATGTGCGCTGATATGTCCCGCCGATCTTTTGGTTCAGCCGATGCGCGAGCGAACGGAATTCGGCGGTGAAGGCGAGGCCGGCGCGCTTGATCTCGCCGAGGTTTCCCTTCGAGATCGTGAGGAATTGCGTCGGGTCCGCCCAATTCACCCAAAGCAATTCGAGCGTCGCGTCGTCATAGCGGCCGGCAAGGATGTCCGTCTCGGTGATCGATGCGGACGAGAGCGCGCCGGCGGCGGTGAAATTATCGACCGAGAGGCCGAGGCTCGTTGCGATCTGCGACGCGGTGAAGCCAGTGGCAGCCTGGAAGGTTGTTCCGTCGCAGACGATGTTCTCGTCATGCTCGGTGAAGCCGAGCACGGTCGCGTCGCGCCGCGTCATGCGCCAGCAATAAGCCATCGTCGTCGCTCCGCTCGACAGATGTGCGGCGAGTGGCGCAGGGAGCGTCTTCACGTCTCGTCAGACCTTGATTTCGACAATCGGAATGTTGGGAATCTGCCCGGCCTCGAAGTGAGAGTAGTCGACTTCGAGATAGTCGATATCGAAGCGCGCAGGGACGTCGAATTCGAATCCCGCGCGAACGACGGCGCCATTTGCCGGCGCGCTCGCGAAGGTCACAACGCCCGTCGTCGTGTCGACGGTCCATCCGCTCGTTTGCTGCACGCCGTTGACGCTGACCAGCACCGTGCCGGCGACCGGCTTGCGGATTTGGCGCGACCAGGGCGCGAATGTCGAGCCATAGGTCTTGACGAGCTGAAATGTCGTCGCCGCGCCCGTCCCCGTGCCGATGGTCTGATCCGTCGACGTTGGGGTCGCCGCAGCCGCGCTGGATTTGAAATCGAGGCGATCCTTCCACCGGAACCCATAGAGCCGGCCGCGGCGCTCCTCCCAGAACGCGACCACGCGCTCGAGCTGCGCGAACGTCTTGACCCCATAGCCAGCGTTGTACTTGCGCCGGGAGCCCGCCCAGATCGAATTACGCTCTTCGGCCGCCGAGCGCGTCGTGACGACGTCCGTTCGGCGCTCCGGACCGCCGCGGGCGCCGAGAGAGATGTCGGTCGGAAATCGGACCTCATGGAAGGCCGCCATCGATGCGCTCCGCGCCGCCAGAGGCGATCAGATGTTCCGTTGGCCTCGCGCGGCGGCGCGGGTGAGAAGCGCCGAAATCTGGCTCTCCGAGCGCGCGAAGCTCGGCGCGTCCGGGCTCGTGACGTTGAAAGTGATGTGCTGGACGAGGGCGCGATCTCGCGGCGCTCGCGGCGCTGGACGAGCCGGAATAACGCTCGCCGGCCCGGTGATGATCTCCGGCCCGCGCTCGCCGGCTATGCCCCATTTGCCAGCCGGGATCGCGCCGCCATCGGCGAAGAGGCCCGCAAAGCCGTCGAAGAACCCGCCGCCGCCGCCTCCCGCGAGAGCGGCCCCGGAAAGCTGCATGGGCGCTCCAGCGCCGCCTCCAAATATCCCGCCGAAATTCAGTCCGCTGAAGAGCTGTCCGAACAGCCCTCCGACCTGGCCGTTTCTTCCGGACAAGCCGAGCGCCTGGCCGAACATGCCTTCGCCCGTCAGAGCCCCGCGCAGCGCGGAGTTTGCGAGCGTCCGCGCCAGATCGGCGAGAACATCCTTGGCGCTCTTTCCGCGTGTGATCAGCTCGCTGAGCGAGTTCGTCACAGTGTCGGCGAACTCGCGCATAGCGGCGTTCAGTTCTTGCTGCTTCTGTCGAAGCTCTTCGACGCGATCCTTGTATTGCTGCGTCGCGCCGGCGAGCGAAAGGACGCTCTGCCGCTGCTCGTCGGTTAGCGTCTTGCCTTCCTTGTCGGCGATGGCCTGCGCGCGGCCGAGCGCCACGGCTTGCGCACGCTCGATATTGCCTTTCGACCAGTTTTCGGCCTCCGCTTTTGCGATCGCTTCGGCCTGCTTGAGTTGCTCGATGTAGCGCTCGATTTGATCTGCCTTCTCGGCTCCGCCGCTCGTGTCCTTGTCATAGAGCCCGCGGATTGACCGCGTGCCGCTGCGCGAGACCGTGAGCGGTTTCCGGCCGGAATCTCGGTCGGCCATGGCGTCCTCGCGCTCCCGCTCGAGCAGCCGCGCGTTCAGCGACCGCTTGGCGATGTCGAGCATGGAGGCTTGATAGCGGCTCTCCGCCGCTCCTGGCGATCCGACCCCGACGCCTTCGAGCCCAGCCCCGATCGTCCTTCGAAGCTCGGCGTAGCGGCGCTCGATTTCGCGGGTGAGCTCGCCGAACTGAAACCCCATCTTGTGGAGGGCGTCGCCGATCGCCGCCAGGACCGCATACATGACGTCGATCGTCTTGTCGCGGATGTTCTCCCACACCTTGGTCCAGGCGTCTTGCAGATATTCCCACTTCCTGACCAGTTCGTTGTTCGTGCGTTCGCCGGCCTGCGTCGCGCTCGCCCCGAATTTCTCGACCGCTTCCGAGCCGCGCTCGAACACCCGCGCCATCTCCTCGGAGAGCCCGAGGAGCTTCAGAGCGTTTAGCTTGTCGACCTCGTTATCCGCGTCCCGGATCAGATTCGCGATGTCGCCGAGCACCTTCTGGAACGGCCGGGCGTTTCCTGTCGCGTCCTTCAGGGCGATCCCGTTCTTTTGCAGGAAGTCGGCGAGCTTGCCGCCGGCGACGGACGCTTCCCTGAGCTGCTCGGCGAGCTGGACGAGTTCCCGATTCATTTGGGCCGGATCGATCCCGAAGAACGATGCGGACTTGTCGAGGCTCTTGAGCGCCCTGGTCTCCACGCCGAGCGCGCGCGACGCTTCCTCGAGCTGGCGCGTTTTCTCGACGGCATCGTTGATCTCGCGCAGGAATGAACCGGAAATCACCCCGACCAGAGCACCGCGCAGCGTCGACGCGAACAGTCGCGCCGAGAGCGACATTTTTTGAATAGACTGGTTTGTCTCCTCCATCCCGCGCTGCATGTCGCGCGAGCTTTGCTGCGCTTGGTCGGCCATCTGCCGAAGCTGGGCCCGCGCCTCGGCCAGACCCGCCTTCAAATTGGCTGTGTCCGCCTTGAACTGATAGACGAGGCCGCCAACGATCGCTTCAGCCATGGGCTTTCAGCCTTCCCTGTTCATCGAGCCGCGCGAAGAGCGCGTCGACCTCGGCGCGCGTCGGCGCACCGCCGCCGTGACCGCCGCGACGCACGCCCTTGCTTTCCAGGTAGCCGTCGCAGGCCGCGAAGAACTCGGGAAGCGTCATGCGCCAGAAGTCGTCGGGGCGCATGCGCAGATGCCCGAGTCCGATTCTCATCCACGCTCGCCAGCGGTCGACGCCCGAGAGGCCGCCGGCGCGCCCAAAGGGGCGTCGGGGCCCTCCGCCTCGGGCGCATCGATTCTCGACATGCCGGAACGACCCATGATCTCGGACAACGCCTCCATGAATTCCGCGGGTGACATGTTGTCGATGGCTCGTCGGCGCGCCGGCGTCAGCTCGTGGCCATTGCCCTCGACCAGGGCCGCTAGAAACTTCATGAGCTTGGTGGCGCTCAGCCGCTCTCCGAAGTTGAGGGCCTCCTCGAAGGATTCCACTCCGAACGCATCCTCGATTTTCGCCAGCGCGCCGAGACCGAGGCCGATCTCGAGCGTTTCGTCGCCGAGGTGGAAGTCGACCAAGCCGCGTGCCCTATTCGCCATGGTCGCTACTCCGTCAGAGCGAGGCCGCCGGCAGCGCGATCGCCGCGAGCGAGAGATTGGTGATGGTTCCGGAATTGGCGATCGTCACCGTGCCGGTGGCGTCGATGTAGGCCTGCGGGATCGGGCCGATCATCTTGTCGCCGGTCGTCGCCGGAATAGTGACCTGGATCGCCGGCACGGCCACCTGCCCGACGCCTTGGACCTTGGCAGTGGTCGGAGAGACCGGGTTGATGGTGACGGTCGCCGTCGCGGCATTTGTATTCTTGGCGTGCAGGAACAGGCGCTCGTTGCCGTTCGCGCCGGGAATCGTGTCGCTCGCGGTCGCGGCCTGAAAGCTTGGCGTGAGTCCGGCAGCGGAGATGTTCTGAATCGTGAGGGCGGACATGGTTCGCGCTCCTTTCGAAAGACGAGATCAGGATCAGGAATAGATGAAGGTCGGCTGCCCGCTCGACATGAGTTTCACGGTGAAGGTCGTCGCGTCGTTGTAGGGGCCGGCCTCCTCGTAGCTGTCGACGAGGAACGTGCCGTCGATCTGGATTCCAGGCGAAACGAGACGCATGGTCTGAAGGGTCGAAGTCGACGCCGCCTGGAAGAGCAGCTTCGCGGTCGCGTCCTGCTGATAGATTCCTGCAGCGTCGATCTCGAGAGATTGCACGCCCGCATTGCCGAGCAGCTCCTGCCAGCGGCCGGCGCTGTCTGCGGTCGTCACGTCGACGTTGGTGTTGTCCACCTTGAAGCTGCGCGTGCGCAGCCCGGCGACGGGCACATAGCTGCCGCCGGACAGAATCGAGAGCGCCCATAGGCGCCCGGCTTGTGCGGTCATTTCGTGATGCTCCTATGGGATTGCCGCGCGTGCCCCGGGCGGCGCAGGAATTCAGGTATGGTCGACGAGCGCGCGAACAGAGACGAGGCCGTGGACGGTTCGGCCGTCGGGATCGCGGTAGGGGCCGATCTCATTGGTCACGCGGATCAGCGTGCATTTGAACGGCGAGGCGAGCGTCAGGCTCGCGGTGTGCAGCGTCTGCCGACACAGCGCCATGATCGCGCGCGCCGCGCCTCCCTCGGGCGTCTGCGAATCCGGCTGGTGCCAGACGTTGAGATCGAGCAGGACCTCTTGCCCGTCTTCGGTCGCGGTCGACCAGTCGTTCGAGCGAATGGCGATCGAGATATAGGGCGTCTGATGGCCCGACGGCGCGAGCGTCACGACCTTGCTGCCGGCGAGCATGCCGGCGAGCGTGCTATTCGCGAGCAGCGCCGACCGGACCGCTGCGATGAGCGAAGCGGCCGCGTCGAGCGGGAGTGATGCTGCCATCGGCGTGGACTATCCGGCAATCGCCAGAGCGCCGCGCGCGCTCATAGGAAAGCTCGGACGGCGTGACGCGGGTTTCCCCCCACGATCCGACGACCACGATCTGACCATTTTCCTCGTCGATCCAGATATCTTCAATCGCAGCGCGCGCGACGCAGACAGAAATCGCGTCATCATTTGAGGGCCGCTGCGATGTAGACATCGAACACTTCTTTCGAACGCTTGCCGGCTTCCTCTCCCGCGGGGCGCAGGAAGGGCCGCGCGGCCATGGCCACCGTGCCATATTCGAGGTGGATGGCGTGGGGGGCGAGAGCCCGTAAATCGACCTGCAATTTTTGGGTGATGTCGATTCTTATCGATCCGACGAGGAAGCCGAGATCATTGGCCGGCGCCTCGCCCAGAGCGGACGCGCGGTGCGTGATCTCGCCGCGCTTGTAGACGCGCCCTGTCTTCGGGCCTTTCAGAATGCGCCGTTGGGCGTCGGACTGCGCCATAAGGGCGATGGCCTTGAGCGCATCGAGCGTCCCTTTCTCGATGCGAGCCTGAAGATCATTCTCGACCTCCCGTATGGCGCCTTCCAACACGCTGACCTTGATCATGCGTTTAACTCCGAAAGGAAGACGGTCAAAAATTGCCGCTGCTCCGTTTCGTCCGTCACGCCCTCGACGTCGAAGCGCCGCCCACGCCAGACGATGCGAGAATTCGTGGTGATGTCTGTCCGGTAGCGGATCTTCATCTCATATCGGCGGATGGCGTCGTCGCGCCCGGCGAGCTCGACCTGACGCGCGCTGAGCGGCCGCATTCGAGCCCAGCACGTTGCGACCTGCGTCCAAGTCGTCGTGATGTCGCCGACGTCGTCGACGGCCTGCGTCTGCGCATAGATCGCGACGCGCTCGCGCATCGCGCCGATATTCGAAACCTTCATCGGAGTCTCGTCGCCCGATAGGAGCCGAAGATCGCGTCGATATGAGCAGGCACCTTTCCGATGCGGCCATCCGCTACTGGCTCACGGTTGTCGTACCAATGCTTGACGAGCATCTTGATCGCCAAGACCAGATCGTCCGGCACGCCGGAATAAGGCGCCGCGTCAAACCCCGCCGTGATGCTGATCTCGATCGCGCTCTTCGGCGCCATGACGATGACGGGCCAGATCGTCCCGAGCTTGCGTATGATGCGCCCGCGCATGTCGGAGACTTCCGAGTAGTAGATCGCGGGATCGACCGTCGTAAAGTCGCCATAGGCGTCGCGCAGCCGAATTTGCGTCACCGCCTGAAACGGTCGCTTCGGGATTTCGATGACGCCCGCCGGCGAGACCATCGCGAGCGGGGCCTCGCGGACCCCATCCCACCAAGGGGACGAGAGTCCGCCGCCGCTCGTTCCATCCGGCCAGCGGTCGAGCACGGCGACCCAGCTCTGCGTGAGCAGCGCGAGGCCGGTCTCCTTTTCGGCTCGCCGGCGCGCGGCGGCGATCAGCGCGGTGATCAGCGCGTCGTCGTCGGCAAGGTCGACGCGGGCATAGGCCTTCGCGTCGGCCAGGGTCAAAGGCTCGCTCGCCGCGTCGGTGACGAGGCGGAGGCGAGCCGTAGAGGAGATCATTGCTGCGGCGCCGCCGGGTTGATCGGAACGGCCGCGGCGGCTGGCTCGGCGGTCTGGATCGCGGCCGCGGTCGGAGCGGCCTCGAGCGCATCTGCCGACGCCTCGAGATAGGCGGCGGTCTTGTCGAGTAGGGCGTCGTATTCGGCCCGCGCCTTGGAGAGGTCGGCCACCAGTTGCGCCTTGTCGGCCTCGAGCGAGACGACCTCCGTCGCGCGCGTGATGGCCCGCTGAAGGGCGTCGCTGTGGCGCTGCGCCGCGGCGTCGTATCGATCCTGTGCTTGGGTCATTGGAGCCTCGGCTTCCTCGAGCTTTCAGCGTTTTCGGATTTTCAAGCCTTCGGCGGCTTCGGCGCGCCGCCCCCGCCGGCATTCTTGGCGGCGTCGAGCGCAGCTTTCGCCGCAGCCTCTTTCAGCGCTTCGGCAGCCGCAGCTTCCTTGGCGCGGCGCTCGGCTTCGGCCTTGGCGCCATCCTCCGCCTCGGCGTCCGCCTTCTTGTCGCCCGTCACCTCGATGGCGGCGAGCGTCTGTTCATCGGTGAGATCGTCGGCGAGCGCGTCGGGGACGTTGCGCTTCACCTCGCCCTTGAGCCACTTTTCGACGTCATAGCCATTGGGGCTGACGGAGAAGTTTTTCAGCATCTTGATCGTCTTCGGCATGGGATAGCCTCGATTTCGGCGATTTGCGTAAAGCGGGATTTCTCCCGCTCAATTTTGCGTGATGCGATCAGACGACCGGAGCGATATTCGGATAGCCGAGCACGGCCCACAATCCGACGAGCGTTCCCGTGGCGTGGGTGCCGCCGAACACGATGGACGCGCGCACATATTGCTTCGAGCCGACATAATCGACGCGGAACGGATCGCTGTCGGCCGATGCGTGAGCGGCGTTGATGAGGCGCACGAGCCCGTTCGCGTCCGGCGCCTGGGCGAAGTTCGTGCCCGCAGGGTTCTCGGCGCCGAAGACGACAGCCGCCGCCGCGGTGACGTTCGCGTAGGTCGATCCATTGTCCGAGTCTTCGAGCTTCAGTGCGAGATAATTCGTGGCGTCGAACGTGATTCCGCCGGCGCCGACATGGAAGGCGAACTGCAGCGCCTCCCAAACGCGGCTGTTGGTCGAGGCGCGATTGATGACGACGGCAGAGGGAGTCGCGGTGAGGGTGGCCTCCGCGATCAAGCGCTTCGGCTTGATGATGGAGGAGAGGTTGCGCATCATGGCGATGAGCCTTTCGAAGAGCGTTGCGGGGCCGTCGGCCGGAGCCGACGGCGTTTCATGCGATAGCCGGTCGCGCGGCGAAGCGATTGGCTCCGCCTGCGCGAAGCGCATCGCCTCCGGCGACGCAGAGCGTATCAGGACGTCGCGAACTTCAGCAGCTTACCGGCCTCGAAATTGTCGACGCCGCCGCCCACGCGTTTCGTGGTGTAAAACATCACGAAGGGCTTGTTGGTAAACGGATCGCGCAGTGTGCGAATGCCGACGCGATCGACGATCCGATAGAACTGCTTGAAGTCCGCGAAGGCGATCGAATAGGACGATGCCGCGATGTCCGGCATGTCTTCGAACTCGACCAGCGGATAGCCGTAGAAGCTCGCCGGCTGGCCGTTCTGCAGGCCGGGCGCCCACAGATAGTTCGCGTAGAGGTCCTTCAGCTTGCGCATCTGCGCCACGGTGCGACGGTTTGCGGCGAAGCGGGCATTCTGCCGATACTGATATTTCAGCGCCGCCACCAGATCGGCGAACACGTCGGCGCCCTGCACGAGAGGCGGGCCGGCGGCGGGGCCGGTGAACGCGCCGGACGTGCCGCTCGGGACATAGCCGACGCTGCCCCAGGACCAGGATGCATCCGCGACTACCGGGTAGGCGAGAAAGCCCTGGGGCTTCTTCACGCCGTTGCCGGAGATGAACGACACGCCCTCGCCCTGCGCGAAGATGACGGCGACCTCGTTGGCGATCCAATTCTCGGCGTCGATATAGGTGTCGTCGAGAAAGGACTGTGTGGCGCCGGGCTGCGCCCACATTTCATGCACGGGGATTTCGGTCTCGGCGATCTGCGAATTGGCCGTCGCCGTGCGCGGGTCGGTCTCGCCGGCCCAACCGAAGCTCGTCCCGCGCTTGTTGATGGGGAACCGCACGCGATCGGTGCTGATCGTCGTGACGTTCGCGACCGAGCGGACCGGAGATACCAGAATGGCGATCTCGGTCATGGTCTGCTCGATCGTCGGCAAGACGGTAAAGCCTGCCGAAGCATCCTCGCCGACCGTCAGCGCCTTAGCTTCGAACGCCTTGGCGCACGCCGCCTTCATCTCGCGGGGGCGGTCGTCGCCGCCGAACTTGCCGCGGAGATAGTCGTCGAACGTCTTTCGATATTCGACGAGCTCGGGCGCTTCCGGCTTCTTCGCGTCCTTCTGGCCTTCGAAGATTGCCTTGCGCTTGATGTCGAGCAGTTCGTCCGTGAGCTTCTTCTCGACCTTGTCGATCGCGTCATTGATGCGGTCGACATGCTCCTTCAGAACGACGTCGCCGGCGTTGAACTTCTTCTGAAGGTCGGCGACGGCCTCGTCGTTCTTCTGGCGAAACGCCGCCACCGTGCTCATGAGCTCGTCGGCGAGCTTCTTGAACTCCGGGTTCGTCGGCGCCTCTTCCTTGCGCTCCAACGGGTTGTAGGGCCCGCTGAGTCGGAAATGCTCCGTCATGTCTTCGATCCTGTGAGATCAGCGGAAGGCGGCTTGCAGCTTCCGCATGGCGTCGACCACATCGGTCGACAAGGCCGCCGCCTCCGCCTCACGCGGATCGATCGCGACATTCTCGCCGGCTTCCCGCAGGCGCTCTCGGAAAAAAGCGACAGCCTTCACGGCGTCGCCGCGCGAGAGGCCGGCGTCACGCAGGCCCCTTTCCCACTCGCGCGGGTTGAACTCTTTGACGGTCGTGACGACCGCTTGATCGTTCATCGCAAATGTTACGAGGGATACCTCGAACAAGCCGACTTCCTTGAGTTGGCGCACGCCGCTCTGGGTGAAATCGGCCTCGAGCGTCTTGTAGCCGATCGACATGGAGTCGATGACGCCGGCCTTCATGAGGGCGTAGGCTTCGGCGCCGCGTTGGACGTCGCGGAGCAGCGCGCCTTTGACGAAAAGCCCCTTGCTGTCCTCGGCCGCCTCGCTCCACACGCCGATCGGCTGGGTCCGGTCATGCTGCCAGAGCATCTTGATGCGCGGCGCCGGACGCGCGACGAGGCTCTTGGCGAAGGCGCCCGGCATGACGACGTCGTAGCCGCTGTCGACGTTGCCGAACGTCGAGGCGTAGCCCTCGAACGTGCCGTCATCCTTCACGGCCTTGGCGTCGAACTCGATCGGCAGGTGTTTGAGGCTATGAGCCTGCTTCAGTTCGCTCATGGGCTATTCTTCCACGTCGGGGAGAGGAACGGCGTCGCTTCGCCCGTGCCAACTGTCCGGCAAGAAGCGGATCATTCCGTTCTCAACGAAGGAGTGACAACGCTTCGGGCCATCCGGCATGCAGAGCATGCTCGGCGAAAACGTCGGACGCTCGAAGTCCCCGTTGAAGGTCCAGTTCGGCCGCGTTTTCGATCCTACGGTGAACGGATGTTCGTAGCCGCAGGCCGGGCACATGACTGCGAAAATATGGTCACCGTATTGGTTCACCTTCATTTCGGAATCCTCGGAACCCAAAGCGTCACACAACGACAGTTTGCGCGCTGCTTTGCGCTCAGTGATGCGTCGCCGGGGAATTTGCAGCGCTCGCCGCCGACGACGAAATCGGCGTCCTTGTCGACGGTCTGTCCGTCCGCGTCGTGATGATCCGGCCTTGTGCGGGCGTCCTCGGTCGCGCCCCACTCCTTGTCGAGCGCGAGGCCTGTGGCGTTCGCTGCGGCCTCAGAGCCGACCTGCGAGGCGGTGTGCGTTTCCGTCCTCGCGATCACCAGCGCCCGCCTCTGTCCGATCTCGCCGCCGGTCTCGTCGCGCATCCGGCGCGCCAGCACGCGGGGCGGCTCGTTGGCCTCTTTGCCACGTTTCAGCGAGCCTCGGATCAGGCGTTTCAGCGATTGCGAGACACGCTGCACCATTTCGGCCGCGTGATGCGACAGCCAGTCGACGACAGCGCGCTCGGCAACGTCGAAGAGCGAGAGCAGCTTCTGTTCAAGCGCCGGCGCGCCGGTTTGCTCGAACACCACGCCGAACGCCTTCTCCCCCGTCAGCTCCTCGAGGACGAGTTGCGCGCTCGCCATTGCCGCAGTGCGCAGGCGGGCGCGAAGCGCTTTGGCGATGGCGGGCTCGAAGCCGGCCACAACCGCGACGGCGAGATGATCTTGTCCGGCCGCGACATGCGCCGCTGCGGCGCGACCCGCTCGAGCGAAAATCTTGCGAAGATCATGCGCAAGAGCGCGTTCATGGGATGCTGCAAGGCGCACATGGCGGGCAATGCGGCGTGCGCGGCGGGTGCGATTCATGGGAGTCGGTCACGCTCTGCGCAGGCGGCGATGGGGGCACAAACGATGTTAGGGCGTGGGGGCCGGCGGCCACCAATCGGCGGACTCTTCCTCAATCACCGGCGCGCCGATGTCCTGCATCACATAGGCGGACATCGTGACGCTCGGCGAGACGATCTGCGCGCCGGACCCGTGCGCTTCCTGGTGCGCCACGATCCATTTGCGGTCCACGCGCTGGCGCGGGATATCCCAGGTCTCGGTCCTGCCGCGAGGGTCGGTTTGGCCGTCTGGCGTCTTGCCGACGACGGCGCCACCCGCGTCGATCGCGTAGCGGCCGCGCGGAACAGCTCGCGCGCCCGCGCGTCGATCGCATCGACGGCCGCTTGCGCCTCGGCCTGCGTGGCGTAGACGAGGTATCTCACGCTGCGATCCTCCACCCGCCATCGGGCACGATCAGACGACGAGGCGGCGTGTAGATGCGCCTGGCGCGCTCGCGATTGGCGGCGAGGTCGATCACGCGCCAGCCTCGTTCGTCGGCCCACCTCTCCATCTCGTCGAGAGAGGCGCGCGGCGGTGCGTTTTTGTAGGGGTGGGCGGCAGGGAGTGACGACGCCGCGCCATACTGCCACGCCATATAGCTCTCGAGCTTTTGGCGTGTGACCGTGTCGAGCACGGCGTTGAGCACGACGATCATGCCGATATTTCCAGTATAGGTTTCTGCTCCGACGTTTCGTGTCCCGATTTCGGAAGTCGTGCTCGTAAATACGACTGAGGCGCTGCCAGAACCGGCCTCAGAACCATTGTGTGCAAAGCCGTAGGCGGCCCCGTCATAGGCTGCGATATCGACACTCACCGCACCGGCCACGCACGGGATTGTAGCGTGCCCTACTTCGACCGTAATACCTTTGACGATCGCAGCGAAGCCATCTGCTGCCCTGACTTGCACTTGATACCCGCCACTCGCCACACCCCCAATAATCGTCTGGTATGTCGCGATGTTGTTGACGACGTGCAACGCCGCGACCGTCCGAGGGACGCTTGAGCAATTCAGCGGGGTGTCCAGCCATCGAGAGCCGAACGTCAGACTTGGGCGGCTGTTTATTCCAGCAGCCGCGTAGATAGGCTGAACCGCTCCCGTCGCCTGCGTCGCCGATATCCCGCCGACTATCGACGCCCATGCGGGGACATTGGCCCCGGCGAGCGTGATGCTGCTCGACTCCAGCGCGCTCCACCACGCGGCGAGCGACGCGCCGAGCAGGAGCGGCGACCAGAGCGGGCGCTGAGACAGGGCGGCAGCCTTCATCATCGGCACGATCATCAGACAAACGCCGTGAGGCCGGAGGCCGTCGTGCCGGTCGCCAGGAACTTCTGCACGGCGAGGAAGACATATTCTCCGGCTGCGAGCGACGGAATCGTGAGCGTCGTTCCATCGGCGGTCTGAACGGCGACGTTGCCCGCCGTGCCGACGCGGAAAAAGTTCGCGTTCTGCGTCGCCGAGTCCGACAGCGTGACGTTGAACGCGTCGCGCGCGACATGCGCGCCGATCAGGACTCCACCGCCCATCTATTCCGCTCCGTCATTTGCTTCAGTGTTCGCGTCGTCGCTGACATCATCGGTCTCGTCATCCTCCGGCGCCGCGCCACCCTGTAGCGTCTCGCCCGCCGCCTCGAGCGGGATCAGCGCCGACGAGACGAGGATCACGTCGCCGCCCTTGACCGGCTTGCGGCCTTGAAGCTCGCGCTTCTCGTTGATCGTCAGCGAGGTCGATTTCTCGATACGATCCCACTGAGCGGCGCGCTCGTCGGCGAACACCTCGAGATCATCGGCGTCCGGCTCGATCCGAATATCTGCGCCGAACGCTGGCCCGAGCCACCACGACATCGCCCGGCACCATTGCGCGAGCAGCGGGAGAATCGTCTCGCGATACCAAGCCTTGTTCGCCTCTGCGTAATTCGCGAAGGTGTTGTCGCCGGGGATCCCGAGGATGAGCGGCGGCACGCCGAAGGCAAGGGCGATCAGGCGCGCGGCGCTGTTCAGGCCCTCGGCGAAATTCATGTCCTTGGGCGAGAAGCCCATCTCCTTCCAGTCGAGGCCGCCGTCGAGCAGGAGCGGCTTGCCGGCGTTCTGCGAGCCGGAGAACGATTCCTCGAGCTCGGCCTTCAGGCGCGCCAACTGCTCGTCCGTGAGCTTGTCGCCGCCATCCTTTGGCGCGTAGACGAGCGCGCCGGACGGTTGGGCCCCATTGCGCAAGAGCGCCACATTCCAGCGCAGCGCGCCGGTGTGCGCGTCGATCGAGAAGGCGGCCGGGTCGATCGAGGGCAGCCCGCGCCAATCATCGGTCGGGTTGTAATCGCGGACATGCAGGATCGGGACATTTCCCTTGGAGAGATCGACGTCGACCGTGCGTTCCTTGTCCCCGACCTTGAAGGTGTAGGCGGCGGCGAATCCGTCGGCTCCCGGCTTTACGGCCGTCTTCGCCGGCGACCAGCGGTAGAGTTCCTTCGGTTGCTTTCCGAGATCGACGCGCTCGGCGAAGAACTCCCCCGCGAGCATGAGATCGGCGAGCGTCGCCTGCACGAAGGCGGGCCCGTCCTGCGAGGGGTTCGGCCGGTTGAGGAGCGCGCGCAACTCCGGGATGTCTACCTCTTTGTCGCCCCGCATGATCGCGAGCGGCACCGCGGCGGCCGCGCGCGTCGTCTTCCAGACGCAGGCGTTGACGACGGGGTTTTGCTGATAGCCTTCCTTGGCGGACTGCTCGAACGAGCGACGCGGCCACTGCGGGAGATTGAGCACGCGCGCCGAGATCAGCGCGCCGACGGCGGAGGCTTTGTGCTCGATAATTTGTTTGCCCACTTTCGTGGCGGCGGAAATTATCGCCGGCCCGATTTTCTCCGTCAGCGGCGCATCCGCCCGACGGCGCGTGAACGGCCAGACCATCAGAGACGGCGAATCCGCGGTTCCGACCGATGCCCGGTCATGAGATCGGTCATGGCCCACACGAGCGCGTCGAGGCGGTCAGGGCTGTAGCCAGCTTTCTTCGCGTCGAAGTCCGGGGTCATGGCGCACATCTGATCCTCGAGCTTCGGGAACGAGCCGACATGATGCACGCGGCCCTGCGCGTAGATCATCGAAATCGGCTCGGCGCGGACGTATTTGCCGCGCGTGGCGTGCACGGCGCGGAATGGAATGTTCGGGTCGACCTGTCGCATGATCTCCTCGACCATCTCGCCGCCTTGGTTGACTTCGGCCACGATGCAGTCGGCGTTGAACATCTGATAGGCCGAGACCGCGCGCCGCGCCCATTCAGCCGGCCGATCGCCCTGGGAGGAATGGTCGGCAAGCACATAGCCCTGTCCGTCGGCGCAGCGGCCCGCGACGACGATTCCGCATTCGTCCGCCTTTTCGCCGGATGTCGCCGGCGGATCGATCGCGACCACGACGCGCGCGAGGTCCGGATAGGAGCGGACCCGCGTGTCGTCGATGAGCTTGCGGCTCCACAGCGCGCCGGGGATGTCCTCGAGCAGCTCGGCGTTCAGTTCCTGCCGGCCGAGGCGCGTGCCCTCATAGCGGCTGATGATCTGCCGGAAGAAGCCTTCCGCGAGATTGGCGCGGTTGTCGTAGGTCGAGCCCCGCGTGACAACGGTCGCGGGGTTGGCGAGCAGGTCCTTCAAGACCTGGATCGGCTTCGGCGTCGTGGTGACGACGCATTGCGGATTGCGGCCGAGGCGCAGGCCGAACTGCAGCATGTCCCATGTGTCCTGCGCGTATTGCCACGCGCAAAGCTCGTCCGCCCACCCCGCGCCGAACTGCGGGCCGCGCAGCGCCTCTGGGTCCTCGCCCGAGTAGAGCGTCGCGATTGCGCCGTTCTTCCAAGTCAGGCGGCGCTTCGAGGGCTCGTAGTGGGGCCGATCCCATGGCGGCGAGCACGCGAGGATCCCCGAGACGCCTTCGACCATGACGTCGCGCGCGTCGCCGGCGGTGGGCGCGACGAGCGCGAGGCGTCCGCAGGTTTCCTTCTTTTCCCGGACCCACTCGGCGCCGGTTTTGGTCTTGCCGAACCCGCGCCCCGCGAGGACCAGCCAAAACGACCAAACGCCGAGTGGGGCGAGTTGCTCGGGCCGCGCCCACGCGCGCCAGTCGAAGAGCAGCGCGCGCGCCTCACTCGGGCTGAGGCTCGCCAGAACCTTCGCGCGCTGCACCGGCGGCAGCGAGACGAGCGATGCGATCAGCGAGCTTGGATCGCGCGTCGTCGACTTCGATCGGACCGCCATCGGCCCCCGTATGTTCGTGCACCTCGCGCTCTTTCCAGCCCATGCGCGCCTTGGCCCAGAAGATGCCGGCGGATACGACAGGCGTCTGCTCGGCGCGGATCAGCTTGCCGCCGGCGTCGTATTGCGCGGGAGCGCCCACGGCCTGGCGGAACAGGGACTCGGCGACCTTCGCATTCGCGCGGACCATCCCGGTGTCGAGCTCGACGCGAAAATGCTTGTGCAGCGTCTTGAGGTCGATCGGCTTCCCCGTCCGCGGATTGAGGAGCAGCTTGCACATGTCCTCTTGCGGGATGCCGTAGGCGGCGAAGGCCTCGACCTGCTTTCGCTGCTCCTCTGTCGGCTCGAACGGCTTTCTTCCGGCCATGGCCCTTGACGCTCTCGGGATTTATTCTAGAATTACGAAGAAATCGGAAACGGAGGTGATTCCTTGGCGAAATCTACTGATTTGACCCTGGTCGAGCAGCAGATGTTGCTCGCGATTATGCGGTTACGTCCGAACGCCTACGGCGTGTCGATCCGTGACGAGATCAAGACGCGGACCGGGAAGGAATATTCGTTTGGTTCCGTTTACGCGGTGCTTGAGCGACTTGAGGATAGTGGACTGATCACGTCCCAAGAGGGCGAGGCGACCGCGGCGCGCGGCGGGCGGAAGAAGCTGTATTTCACGATTACCGGCAACGGCCAGAAGTCTTTGCAGGTGTCACTCTGTGCGATAGATGCGCTGCGCGAGGGATTCCCTTGGAAGGAGGCGTTGGCATGAACGTCTTCGTGGAGCGTCTAGGAATATTCCTTTTTGACAATCTGAAACGAGAGAAAGAGTTGATGGCTCGTGATCTCGCTAAACTCAAGCCAGATTTGGCCGTTGCGGGGACAGAAGATCTGGTCTTTTACAATAATAGAATTAGGCGGCTCGTAAAGGAGCGTCGTCTTCTCAGGAAGCAGTACGCTGATCTGAACGAGCAATTATCACTTTTCGAACAGGAACTTTGCTCGCCGCATAAGATGGACAGGCCAGCAGAAAACCTTGAACCTCCGCGAACAGCCGAGATGCTTGTTGGGGCTCTGACAAAAAAGCGATATCGAGACGCTTTGCTCATGGATCTAGATGAAGCCTTTCGACGTGACGTCACGTCGGGGATGTCGGTGGAGCGCGCCAGGAAGAGGTATTGGGCCGCGGCGCTCAACTCCGTCGGACCTCAGGTATGGGCGGCGGCGCGACGTATTGGCCTACTCGGGCTCCTCGCCGACTACGCTCGCCGCCTCTTTCACTGATTTGGAGCGTGCGGGTCCGCGCTGCCCGGCCGCTGCGCCGAATGGTGTTCGGCCATCGCCTGCTTCACACGCTTGGGATAGGGCTTCGCGAGCGGCACAACTGCCGACCGCATCTTGTCGTCCAACGGCATGAGGTATTTGTGCCGCACGAGGCCCCGTACCGCCTTCGCCGCAGGGTCGACGTTCTCGCGCAGCCATTCAATGTCGTGGCGCCCATACCGTGAGCCGACGCTGCGCCCGTGTCGCCGCTCGCCGCGTACCTCAATGGCGTAGGTCTCCTTCGCGCCCTCGTAAATCCAGCCGCCTGCCTGATACACGCCGCCATGGTGGCCCTGCTCGCCGGCGGCGTAGGAGATCACGAGCCGCATGCCTGGGCAGCGGTTGCGCAGCATGCGGAGCGCGATCGCGACGATCCTGCTTACCGGCGCTTCGTGCTCGCGAAGCGCGATGCGCGTCAACTCGCAGACCTCCAACTGCGTCAGCCCATAGGGCGAGCCGATCCTCGGCGTCGCGCCGCGGCTGAAGATCACGACGCCTTTGAACGCCTCGTTCTCCCATACACCGATGACGATGAGCCGGCCTGCGGGCACGGCGCGCGAATAGTGCCACTGTCGACAGGCGTAGGTGGCCGCGTCATGGCCGGCCCAGTCCAGCCGCAGCGTCATGACGGCTGGAAACGGTGTCCGCAGTTCGGACAGGCGACCGCCTTCTTTTCGTCGAGCGGCTTCACCGCGTCGAAGCTGATCGTCTCGAATTGCGGCGGCTCGCCGGGCAGTTCGACCGGATCGAAGCCGGCGAGCTTGAGATCGAACCCAACGGCGCCGAGCTCGCGCAGCTCGAAATCGAGCGCATCCGGATTCCACCGGCTTTCCTCGTTCGTGCGATTGTCGGCGAGGCGATAGGCGCGCGCCTGCTCGGGCGTCAGGTCCGCCGCGACATGGACGGGCACATGCGCGAGGCCCAGCCGTTTCGCCGCGAGCAGGCGCGCATGGCCGACGACGAGCACGTCCTCATTGTCGACCACGAGCGGCTGGCGCCAGCCGAATTCCTTGATTGCGGCCGCAACCTTCTTGATCGCGGTCTCGGGGATGATTCGCGGATTGCCCTCATACGGGCGCACGCGTTCGATCGGCCAAGCCTCCACGGCCAGCCCGGTAACGGTTTCTTGCATGACGATGAGCCAAGTTTCCCCGCCGTCGCGCACGGTGGCGGGGTGACCGGATGTCCGGCCGGCTTTCGGTCATGCGAGGTCACGACTCGCGGCTTGGGGCGTTGGCGCGCCCCGGCTCCCGCCCTTTTCAGGGCTGGAGAATTGGGATTTTCAGGGATTTCGGATGGAAGAAACGACAACGCCCGGCCGCTGGTGTCCAGCTCCGGGCGCGAATCTTCTCCGTAGCGATTTATGCCTTTCCGACTGTGCGCTGTCAATCGGCAATCGTTGGCCGATAGCCATCCGTCCCCCAATGGCCGAGCGCGCCTCGGTCCTTTCCCTTGGCGACGACGGCGAGGGCTTCGAGCGCCTCTCGGAATTCGGCGGCGATCTTCCGAGTTCCGCGGTCGCGGCCGAGGCCCTCGGACACGGCGATCTGCACGAAGGTCTGCCGATCCCCGAGCACGGCCCGCAGGATCAGGGCGCCGCGCTGGCCGCACTTCGAGCGCACATCGCGACATGCGGCGACGGCGGCGGCCGCGCGGTCGATAGCCCGCGCAATCACTGCTTCATGGTCGCCGGCGCCGGCGCTGGGCTCGATCGACACGGCTCCGCCGCCGATACGCGCCGCCTCGAGGATGCGCTCGAACGTCAGCCCGGCCTGATAGGCCTCCGTCGAGATTCGCCCGCGAGAATACTCCCGCTCGAGCGGATTGCCGGCGATGTTCACCGCAGCTTTCTGGCGCTTCAACCGCTCGCCCTCGATCGGGTTCGGGTCCGGCACCGCCGCGACGACGATCTCGATCTTGCCGCGCATCCGCCGCGGCGCGCGAGGCAGCGTAGGGCCGGGGTGCGTCGCCTCCTCGACCCGGTCATATCGCCCGTAGTTTTTTCGCCGCGCCGCCATCATGCCGCCCTCCGAACCATGTCGATGAACTCCGGACTGTCGATCCGAACCGTCGCCGAAGTTCGACCGCGCCTGACGATCGAGACCGGCCGCTCGAATTTTGGGCCGGCGACTATCCGGCCATCGGCGTCGATCTGCGCTCGCCGCATTCGCATTCGGACCAGCGCGACGCGCCAGAGCCGCGGCGGATATCCGTGATTTGCCCACGTCATGCCGCGTCATCCTCCGCCTCGGCATCGTCGCGCTTTGGCGGCCGACACGGCGCGTTTGGCTTTTCTGCCCGCGTGATCGTGATCCCGAGCTCCGCGGCGATCTCACGCAGCCGGCGCGACTGCGGCGGGATAGGGCCCCAAGCGTCGGCCCAAAACCCAGCTTCCTCCCAGCGCGCCAGATTGGCGCGGGCTGCGCGCTCCGGCCATTCGACGTCCAGCCAGCCGATGCGAAACATGCGCTCCGATGGTCCCGCGCTGTCCGCGGATGCAGTTCTCGACGGCCCCTCAGTCAGCGATTCTGCGACGATCCGCGCCCAGATTTTCCAAGTCCGAATCGGCTTTTCGCGGGGCCTCCGAGCCTCCGATGCGAGGCACAGCGAGACGCGCTCTTGCCCGGATTTCCTGACTATTTCGACCATCGGACCAATGACCTGGTCCTGCGGCGCAGCATCGCCAAGCGCAGCGCGACAGGCCCATTCGACCCGATCAAGCTCGGATTTCGTCAACCTCGCCCCGGGGTCGGGCGGCCGTTCGTCGGCAGGACGATCCGATTCCGCGGGCGCGCGGGGGACAGGACGCTGGGCTGGGGGATCATCAGTCTGTCCCTGTCCCTTACACTGTCCCTGTCCCTTAAGAGCGATTTCCGTAGGATTTCCCTTGCCTGTCTCTATGACAAAGCCGCCTTGTCCATCGGACATCCGTCGTTTGTTCCACGACACCTCCCTGCTTGTCGTCGTGACGTCAGAGTCTTGTCCCACGGACAACGCCGCATTGTCCCTCGGACATTCCGCCATTGTCCTGCTGGTGTCCCTCGGCTGTCCGGCGACGGTCTTCGCCATGTCCGCCGCGCGAGACGGGGACAGTGCCATCGGTTCCCCGGGCAGTTCGAGTGGCGGCAGACCCTTTTCCTTTCGCCTGGAATTCTCTTTCTTGACCCTCTCACACTCCTTCCGCCACCTGTGATGCGCCTTGTCGTTCCATGCGTTCGCCGCCTCTGCGCACACCGTCGGATGATAAAGGCGTCCGTCCGAGCATTTGATCCAGCCGCGAAGGGCGTCATCCCTCACGCTTGGCCAGCGTTCCGGAGAGCACATAGCTGCGTCGGCGAGAACGTCGTCATCGTCTTCCATCGACCCGGCTGGCAGCTCATGCCAGGACGCGGCCCACAAGTTCAGCGAATAGAAGCCGACCTCCGGGCGCCGCTTCGCGATGAGCCATTGTTTCGACCGCCGAAGCTGCTCGATGATGAGCGGCATGAACCGGAAGTCGCGCAGGTCGACGAATGGCGGGAGAAGAGGCTCGGGTAACGCGTTCACCATTTCCTCTCTCCATTGTCCAGGAACGATCGCGCGACGTCGCAGTAGAGATGGACAGTCTTCGTCGGCCCGAGACGGTTCTTCATGAGGATCACCTCGAGATCGTTCGCCCGAGCCGCCGCGCGCTCGCAGGCCTCGGAGTCGCCGTTGAGCACCTTCGGATCGCGCTGGTCGTAGTAGGAGGGTCGATGCAGGCCGATCACGACGTCGGCATCCTGCTCTATGGATCCCGAGTCCCGCAGATCGAACAGCTGCGGCCGCTTGTCGTCGCGCTTCTGATTTTCGCGGCTGAGCTGCGAGAGCAACACGACGGCGACCTCGAGGCGCTTTGCCATCGCCTTCGCGCCCTTCGTCACCTCGCCGATTTCGTCGACCTTGCGGCCGCGATAACGATCGCCGAAACCCATGATCTGTAGGTAGTCGATGAAGACCACGTCGAGCGTCTTCCCGACGCGCTCGAGGCGCTGCTTCGTGCGCTTGGCGCGGGATTCGATCTGCTCGATCGTGAGGCCCGGCGTCGCGTCGATCGTCACCGCGAATTCGTTGAACCGCTCCTCGACCTTGCGAAGCCGGTTGATCGCTTGCTCGTCGAGCGCGCCGGCGAGAATATCGCTGTAGGCGAGCGGCGCCGGGCCCGCGGCCATGGCGTTTGCCGCCATGCGGGCGGCGAGCTCGCGGCGATCGATTTCGAGGGAATAGACGTCGACGCCGAACTGGGGACGATCGTCCCGCACCCGTGCGACGCGGCGCGCGCTGGCGACGAGGAAGATCGTCTTGCCGGCGCCGGGATTGCCCGCGACGACATAGAGGCGGCCCGGGCGATAGCCGCCGCCGATGACCCGATCGAGGTCGACGAAGCCGGTCGAGGGAATGATCCGCGCGTTGCCGGCGGCCCGGTCCTCGGCCTCTCGAATGACGTCCGCGAGGCCCGCGCCGAGGGTCGTGCGTTCAGATTCCGCGCCGATCTGGCCGGAGTTGCGCAGGCCGATGATCTGCGCGTCCAGCTCGTCGAGCGTCGCCTGCAGGCGGCCGACGCCGGGCGCGCGCACCATATCCGCGGCCGCACCGGCGAGCGCGATAAGCTCGCGCCGCGCCCATGTGTCGACGATCATTTCGGCGTAGTCGCGAGCGTTGACGACTGTGGTCGCCTCGGCGGCGAGGCGCGCGAGATAGGCGCGGAGCGGCGGCGCGCCGTCCGGCATTTGCACATCGGTCAGCTGCGCGCCGACGGTGATGAGCGAGACCTTGCGGCTGGCGCCAGCCAGCTCGAGCATGCTCGAGTAGATGCGAGCATGCAGTTCTTCGCCGAAATGCCGGGCTTCGAGGAAGCCGACATTGGCGAGGGCGTGCTCGTTGAGGAGCAGGGCGCCGAGGAGGGCTTGCTCGGCTTCGATGACGACCGGGAGGGCGGCGTCTTGGCCGGGCGCGTGGGCGTTCATGCCGCACCCTCTAAGAGAGGGAGGTCGACCTTCCGACGCGCGCCGACAGGGGACGCGAGTTCGTCCGGCGCGTAATTGGCGGCGACCAGCGCTCTTGCCACAACGGGCGAAACGCTATTGCCGCACATGCGGATTTGTGCGGTCTTGGTGAGCGCGATCGGCCCATCCGCCGTCATGCCCATCTCGATGCGATAGCTATCCGGAAAGCCCTGCGCGCGAAACAGCTCGCGCGGCGTCAGCATGCGCATGCCGATGTCGTCGATCGCGTAAAGCTCGCCGCGCACCTCGACGAGGCCGAAGCGATCTTTCGTCGTCACCGTATGCAGCGGCTCGCCGAGACGAGGATCCTGATCGGAGCCGTAATATTTGACGAGGAAGGCGCGCACCTCGGCGGCGTGCGATCCGCCGGCGGTCACGGTCCGCGCCGGGTCCTGCAGGTCGCCGCCGCTCCCATCATTGGAGCCGTAGAGATTGGACAGGAACCCCGCGACGATGGCCTGCTGCGTCCCGCGATGGACGATCGTCGAGAGCGGCTCGGACGCATCGCGCCCGACATTGCCTGTATTGTGCTGGGCGAGAAAGGCCGCGACGACCGCCTGCTGCCGGCCGCTCGTCGTGAGCGTCGATAGCGGGGCTGCGGCTTCGCGCCCGATATGGCCATCGCCATTATGCTGTGCCAGATAGGCCGCGACGACCGCTGTCTTGCCGCCGCCGCCCGCGGTCACCGTGCCGACCGGCTCGTCGGCGGCGGAGCCGACCGAAGCGCCGAACTGCCGCGACAGATGCACGGCCGCGAGGCTCCCGCCATTCTGCGTCGGCACGACGGTGGCGATCGGCTCCTCGACCGAGCGCGTCCGCGGCTCCTGCCCGGGCCTCTCGCCATAGCGCGGAACGAGGAAAGGCGCGACCAGCGCATGCTCGCCGCGCTGTGCTGTCGTCACCGTGCGCAGCGGCTCGTCGATCCCGTGCACGCGCGCGTCGCCGGCATGGGTCACCGGGACGATGAACGGCTCGGCCACATCGAGCACATAGCGCTTCACGCCCTTGGCGATGCGCGCCATCGTGTTTGGCGCCAGCGGGCGATTGACGCCGATCGCGCGGCCTTCCTCGCGCGAGAGAAAGATCGACGGGCAGGGGATAGACCAATCGATGATCTCCGCCGCCGTGCGCCACGGTGCCCGCGCGCCGGCGAGGACCTCGGGCGACCCCGGCGCGCCATGCGTCGGCTCGGGCCAGACGATCGCGCGCCCGTCGCGCCTGGCGACCAGGAACAGCCGCTTGCGAATCGTTGGCGCGCCAAAGTCGCAGGCGCGCAGCTCGCGCCAGTCGACGCGGTAGCCAAGCCGACGCAGCTCGCCGACGAATGCGTCGAATGTCTGCCCCTTGCGCTCCTTGCACGGACGCCCTTCGAGATCGAGCGGACCCCAATCCCGGAACTCTTCGACGTTTTCGAGCAGGATGAGGCGCGGCCGCACCTGCCGCGCCCAGCGCACGACCACCCAGGCGAGATCGCGGATTTCACGCTTGACCGGCTTGCCGCCTTTCGCTTTCGAGTGGTGCTTGCAATCGGGGCTGGCCCAAAGCAGCCCGACGGGCCGCCCGCGCGTCACGCCGACTGGATCGACCTTCCAGACATTATGCGGCAAGTGCAGCGTCGCCGGATGATTGGCGGCGTGCATCGCAAGCGCCTCGGGGTCATGATTGATGGCGATGTCCGGCGAGCGGCCGAGCGCCATTTCGATCCCGAGCGACGCGCCCCCGCCGCCGGCGAATGAATCGACGATCAGTTCAGATGATGCGGACGAGCCCTTCATGCCGCGCGCCCCCGCTGCTGGCCCGGCACGTCGAACTTGCCGGCCTCGTTTCCAAACGTGTCCCAGCCGGCCCGCGACTCGCGCGAGAAGACTTCCGCATAGGGCCCGGCGCAATATTGCTCGATCCGCCGATAGGACTCGTCCGGCTTGCGGGAATGCTCGCGGCGCGGCGCGATGACGATCTCTCGCACGTCGCGACGAAGCCGCTTCGGCGCGCCGACTTTGAACAGGAGGCAATCCTCGCCGTTCTTACGAGTCGTGAAGCCCTGCCCGACGAAAAAGGAGTCGCGATGCACGAACATCGCCTCGCCGCCATTCGCCCCGACCTGGTGGGTCTTGATCCACAGAAAGGCGCGACCGGAATAGCGGACCCGCTGCTTCCGCCATGCCGGAGCGATGACGCGCCAGAACCGCTCGGCGATCGGAGACGTGATCCACACGAAGAAATGACAACCATCGGGGTGCGCCAGCTCGGCGAGCGGGAGGGCAGAGATCTCCGCGTCCGTCATACGGGGGTAGTGCTGCGGGCGGCCCTTCGTGCCGGCGGAAAACAGCCATGGCGGATCAACGACGGCCGCGCGATAATGATGCGGCGTGAGGTCGCCGAATGGCCAGTTCGTCACCGTGCGCCCCCGTCGTCTCTGAGCAGCGCCGCGACCTCGGCGCGCATCCCCTCCGGCAATTCCGGCAACCAACGCCGGAGCAGCGCGAGCGCCTCTTTCCCTTTCCGAACGCCGTTCTCGTTCTCCTTCAGCCACTCGAGCGTCCGCGCCGCCGCCTCGGCGTGCGGGGCCGCATAGGCGCGCTCTTTCGCGCTCGGCGACTTTAGGCCGGCGAGCACGTCATGACCGAGCCATGCGGCGGCGATCTGCTGTGTGATGCTCGGCTTCGCGGTCATGCGGCCCCTCGCTTCTGCGCGAGCGCCGACCGCTCGGGCGGCGGGTCGCCGCAGATCGCCGCCGTGACATCGCCGCGAGAACTGCGGGGACGGGAGCGCGGCGGCGCGGGAATAGCGTCGACGTCTCGGAGGATCGGCGCCGCCGCCGGCGCGCTCTTCCCCAGTGGGACGTCTTCGGGAAGCGCGCAGGGCGCCAGGGGCGTAACGGCTTCTGACGGGCCGGGTTCGACACCGGCTGGGTTCATCGGCGGTTGTCCGATCTCTCGGCTCAATGGCGTCGCCAATCCGCTTTCGCGTCCGAGGTCATTCCTCGGCCTGACCCGAGTTTGCCTTTCCGCGTGTCCTTCCACGCCGCCGTCAGAACTCTTTGCGGTCTCCTGCGAAGCCGCCGTCACTGCCAAGCGGATCGCCGCGATCTTCGCCTCGTCCCACCAAATCGGCCCTTTGCCGCGCCGATAGGATGCGAGCAGCGCGCGGGAGCCGACCATCGTGCTCTGCGTGAAGATCCCGACGCCTACGGCGATGGCGCGGTAGGCGTTCCCCGGGAAGGCGTCGACAAGCGCCGCGAACGCCAGCCACCGCGCGCGACATCCTGGAACGCCGCGCGCAACAGCCTCCGGATCCTCGCCCTCGAGGCGCGCCGCCGCGACGATGGCTGTGGCGATCTCGTCTGCGGTGCAGAATGCCGTCATGCCGCCCTCGCAGCTTTTCGATGTTTCTCGCGCCACTCGGCGGACGCGCGCTTTGCCTTCTCCGGCGTCGTGTAGCCGATCCGCGCGTGCTGGCCGCAGTAGGGCCGGCCCGCAGCGAGACTGGCTCCGCCCGCTCCGCAGAAATGGAAGTCGTCGGAACCTGGAGTCCCGATCGGCCAGCGGCATGCGCCATCCGTCAAATCGAACAGCTTGACGCGCTTCGATTCCTGGATCGCGACATCCGCGATCGGCGCGATGACAGGCGCCGGCGCCGCGAGCGCCTTCTCAGGCGGCACACGAGGCGCGATCGGGTTCGACATCGCGATCGTCGGCAGGTGCGTTGGCTCGAGGCGGGCCGGTTCTGACGACGCTGTCGGCTGAGGCGCCGGCTCCGTCGCTGCGAGGCTGACGGGCTTTTTGGCTCGGCGAATCTTCCGCGTATTCTGGACGCTGTGAAAATGCAGCCCCAGCCTCGTCGCCTTTCCAACGACGGCGTTTCGCGTGGCGTAGCCGCCAAACTCGCGGCTCAACGCCTCGGCCGCATATCCGGAGCTTTCTCCGTCTTTGACGAGCCGGCGTAACGCTTCGATCGCCGCTGGCGTCCAGTTGAAATCAGCCATTGGCCGTCTCCTCGAAAAACACGAGCTCGCGCGGCTGAACGCGGGCGAAGGTGGCGGCCGCGTAGTCGAAGAGGGCGCAGGCGTCGCTGCGATCGGTGTCTCGGCAATCGCGCGGCACATATCCAAGCGCCTTGGCGCGGTTGAGCACCGCGGCCTTCGTGTCTTTGCGCTCGCCCATGTTCGCGCGCCCCAAGAAATGCTTGCGGATCGTCGCCGGGTGCGGCTTCTCGATCCGCATTCCCCGCGCCATGCCCTCGGCGACTGCGACGCCGAAGCACATGAGCTGCAGGATCACCGCATCGGCGGACTTCTGCGCGGCGGGATTCAAGAAATGCTCGAGCGCGAGAAGGTCGAACCGCTCGAGTGTGAAGCGGTCGCGCAGGAAGGCGCGCATATTGAACGCTGCGACCTCCGGCGGCTCGCCGGGGCGCTTCAGGCGCACGCTCCCGGACTGCGGAATCGCTCCGGCCTCGCCGAAGGCAAAGCCGCATGTCGTCGCAATGTCGAGCGCAGCGATCCGCACGTGACGACCTCACTGATAGCGATAGCTGCCGGGAATTTCCTCAGTGACCGGCTCTGGTTCCTTCTTTGCGCGCCGCCGCGACGGCTTCTCGCTCGTCTCGTCGTCGAATTCCTTATCCTCTTCGGGCAGCGGCCCGATCCCCTCCATGATCGCTTTGCCGTTCGCTTCCGCCTGGGCCGCTTCGGCGTCGTGCTCATCTTGCTCGGCCTTGCGCGCCAGCTCATCGATGTCGCCGACGTGTTGCTCGCCAAACAGGCCGGCCTTCTCGAACTCTTCGTGATAGAGGATCAGGCACCGCCAGAATTCGCGCGCCTTGAGATCGTCCTTTTCGAACATACGCGCGAGTGCGCAGTTGAACTTGAACGCTTTGGCGTGCAGGTTTCCGTTCTCGACGGCTTTCGCGATGCGCTCGCCGATTTCGCCATTTATCGAGGCAACCTTGCTTTTCGATTGGTTGAAGGCCTTCGCCAGCGCGACCATTTGCTTCGTGTTCGCGACCTTCGTCGTGACCTCTTCCGTCATTTTTCAGCCCTTCGATAGAGAAGCGAGCTTCGCGCGCATCGCCATGAGCGCACGCAATTCATCGTCGACTTGTTTCAGCAGATCGCGCGCCTCGCTCGCCGAGACATCCCCGTCGCCCATCGCGACAAAGAGCTGCGTCGTCACGCGGCCGTGCTCATGCGCCTTGTCGGCCGCGATGTGAGGGAGATCGCCGTCGCCGATCTCGATCGGCATGAAGACGCCGCCGGCGAGCGCGGCGAGGTCTTCGGCGGCGGCCGTGGCTCCGCAGAACTCCGTGAGCTTGCGCACGAAATCATAGGACATGTGATCGGGGCTCGCCGGGTCACACAGCTCATAAAGGCGCGACACCGCGCGCTCGAGCAGGAAAGCCGAACGCTTCACGCCGCCGGCCTCGTCGACCAGGCGCGTCACGATGTCCTTCGTCGTTCCGTAGTCGCGCTGTTTCGTCATGCCCCGTATTTCCCGCGCTGCATTCTGGGTAGCCCTCCGCTCGAACGCGTGACCTTTATGCGGGCGGAACGCGGGCGATACACGCTTACGAAAAGGCCCCGACGCCGAAGCGCCGGGAAAGTCGAAGAAAAGAGAGAGTCCGCACATCAACCACGCTGCGGCACGCGCGCTTCCTGGGGAGGAAGATCAGGACCGATCGGCGAGCTCGCGGATCGGCTCGTATTCGGATGCGAACGCCGCGAGCAGCGCGTCGCCGAGGAATGAAAGGATCGTGGTCAGCATGGAGCATCCTTCGCGAATAGTTCCCGCTTCCCCTGTTGCTCGTACCTGCACGCCAGCGGTCGGCGCTGCGTCCCCCCGACAGGGGCATTCTTTGCGGTCGCGGCGGGAGCGCGGAACCGAGAGTCGGGACGCATGGGTAGAAGGGCGTCGAGAGGCCGGGAACCTCTCGACGCATAGTCCGCGGCGCGGCGATGTCGGGGCCGACGACGCGGAAATTGTTTCGGAGAGGCGCGCCGACATGTCACGCGGCCTCATGTGCGACGCCGAACCGGCGTTCGTGTTCGGCACGCAGCGCGCGCTCGAGGTCCTCGCCCGTGAAGCAGCGGATCGCCTCGGCCTCCGTCGCCACGTCGAGCTTCATGCAGATGCAGCCGATCGCCTCGAGCACTTCGTTGACCGTGAGCCCCTCGGCGCTCGCGATGTCGCCGTAGGTTGTGCCGCCGGCGCGCAGTTCGAGCACGCGCCGCTCTTTCGGAGTGAGGGCTCGGAAACGGCTCATGCCGCAGATCCTCTTGCTGCGCGCGCTTTCGCCAGGCGCTCGGCCGCCGCCGCCCGCTGTTCGTCGGACATCTCGCGCTCGGCGCGGAAGGGGTTCGCGCCCATCCGGAAAGGCCACAGAGCGCATTGCACGACCAGGCAGCGGCGCGTTTCGGATGGTGCGCCGCCGCTGCAATCCAAGCACTTCGCACGAATTGCGGAGAGAACTGGCGTCACCTCGTGCCCGCACGACGCAAGCTCTTCGCGCGTCATGTCGCGCGGGTCACGGCCGACGCGGACGTGCTCGGTCGGGTCGAGGATGAACGCGGGTGATTTTTCGATCGACAGCATCACGCTGCCTCCATCGGCTGAGGAGGTGGGTAGATGTCCGGGCGCAGCTGATGGCGCGGGACGCCAGTCTCGCGCTCGATCGGCAAAACATATTCGGCGGCGACGCCGACCTTCGTTTTCTTGAGCCAATTCGAGATAGTCTGCTGTGACACGCCGATGCTTTCCGCGAGAGCGGCCTGCGATCCCTTGATCGCGATGGCTTTGAGGAGTCCGCTTGTGTCCATGGCGCGGTTATAACAAGTATGATTGTTGATTGTCAACAAACAGAATTGTCGAGCAGCGTCACAAGCGCCCTTGTATCTTCGTGGGCCATGGACACGCTCGCGAACCGTTTGAAACAGCGCCGGAAACAGCTTCGCCTCAGTCAGGCCGCTGTCGCGCGCGCTGTCGCCAAGCTGCGCGGTCGCGCTTTTTCTCAGCAAGCCTATGCGGCTCTCGAATCCGGCGACTCGCAAAGCTCAGCGGAGATTGCGACCATTGCCGAAGTGTTGAAAGCGCCACTCGCATGGCTGCGCGACGGGAAAGGGTCGTCCCCGGAAGCGGTCGAACCTCCGTGTTTCGAGTCGGCGGTCGACGCTGATCTCGGCCGGGATAAGGACGAGGGGACGATTCTCGAAGCGGAGGTGCGTGCGGGCGCCGGCGGCGGTGGCGTGCCCGCAGGCGCCTATTATGTCAGCGACGGCGACGGGAACTCGTATCATGCGGAAGGGATCCGAGATCGGTGGGTCATCCCGCAAGCCGTCGTCCGCGAAATGCTTCACGCTTCGCCGACGCATGTCCGGATCTTCGAGGTCATCGGCGATTCGATGATCAACCCGGACAGCCGGGCCTTTTCGCTCTATCCCGGGGACAGGGTATTTGCAGATCTCCGCGACACGATACCGAGCCCCGAGGGAATTTTCGTCCTGTGGGATGGGCTGAGCGTCGTCGTGAAGCGCGTCGAGGTCGTTCGCGGAGCCGATCCGATTCGGCTCCGATTAATTTCGGCGAATCCCCAATATTCGCCCTACGAGGCGACGACTGACGAGGTTCGGATCATCGGCAGATATGTGGGGCGATTCACGGTGTTTTGATGCGTGGTTTTGTGTCGTTTTCTCGCCTGACGATCCGCGTCGGCATCGCTCTGGCGACATCGTTGTTCCTGCAGGCGCACGCAAACGCCTGTAGCGGCTGTGGCTGCCGTGGCGGCCCTGGCTACAGAGGCCCGAGCGGCCGCTGCGTTGGGTGGGCAGACATCGGGCGGGTCTGCGGGAGTCCGCCCACATCGAGATGCGCGGCGGAAGGCCCGAACGCGGGCGCGCAAGACGCCGCGGCGCGCGGCGCCCGAGCATCGAAGGCCAAGAGCAGATAGTCGCCACCAGGGGAGAGCGGGATGTTCGGATGGTGGAGCCGCCGGCGCGAATATCGCGCTCTTGTTCAACGGGACGCCGATGACCTGATGGCCCGTTTCGGCATTCAGGCCTACGCCGAGGCGAGCATGAGGTGGCGTATGGACACTGGCATTCTCGACGGCAATCGGCCAGATGGGCATTGGCAACTCGTGCAGGAGGAAATCGCAGAAAGAACCGGAAGAATCATCGGGTTGTCCGGCTACGAGCAGTATGGCAGGCAAAAATAACAATTATATTTGTTGACTTGTAACAAGCATAATTGTAGGCATGACTCACCAACCGAGGTGAGCCATGCGTGAGATTGAGTTTTCCTTCGAAGAGCTGCCGCTCGGCAGCGTCAGGACCGTCGACGGCCTTGTTTGCCAGTTCGAGGCCTGCGCCTGGGGGCGCGCCACCATTTCCTACGGCTCCGACGACTGGGCCGTCCTCCGCATCGACATCGACGCCTCTGCGAAGGTCGACGGTCGCTGGGTCACGCGCCCCGCGCTGCTCGAACGCCATCATCCGCTGTGGAAACTGATCGCCGACGCTCTGCGCGAGCGCGAGAACGATCGCATCAACGAGCGCATCGTCGACGACATGCGCGAGTGCGGCGGCGTGCCGTGGAATCCCGCTGTTGAGCATTCCACGCTCAATCATTGCCAGCAGGGGATCGCGCGATGACATTCCCCGTCAAAACCTCACCGGCTTTGCGCGCAGCCGACCGCGAGCTGTTCGAAAGCCTGATTCCAGGATTCAACGCCACGGTCGATGGGCTCGCGGGAAAGCTCGAGGAAGCTGGACACAATCTCCTTTCCGACGCGATCTCGTTTCGGCGCCAGATCGCCGGGAGCCCTTACGAGCGCCTCGTGCTCGCCGGCCGGCTGCTCGATATGTGCGACAGCGAAATTTCGGAGATGCTGAACCGCGAGATTGATGATCTGACATTCGACGATGTGCTCGCGTCGATCGAAGGACTCGCAACGAAGGTGCGCGCGCTAAAGGCGCGTGCCGAGATTCCGAAGGCGGCGGAGTGACGCACATGCCGACCTGCATCACCGCGCTCGTCGCCCCTCGCGCCGAACTACGAGTCTTCCGCGACACGGTCTCGACCGGCAACTGGCTGAACATTGGCGCTGCCGATGGACGCGTGCTGCTGCGCCTCAACATCACCGATGCGACGCCGGACGAGCTCGACGAGATCGCTGCAGCGTTCTGTTCGGTCAAAGGCGAGCGGCGTCGGATTGGTGACGAACAGAGAGCGGAGTGACGGCGATGCCGACGTGCGCCGATTGCAGGCACTGGGACAACAGCGAGACGGCGCGCGGAAATGATTTCGGCGCGACCGGACTGTGCCGGCGCGCGGCGCCTTTCGTCGACTTCCGCACGGGCCTCGGCGCGTGGCCGTTCGCCTTCGCCGATGATCGCTGCGGCGAGCATTCGCCGATCGTGCGTTGGCCGCGCGATCTGACGCGCAGGCGCGATCCCGACGACGATCTTCCCTTTTGAGGACTGACGATGATGCAAGAGCCGAAATTCACGCCAGGACCGTGGTGTCTCGACGGATTTTGTCTGACAACGGTTCTCAAGAAGGTCCGCGACAAGAGCGACCCGGAAGCGAAGCATCTTTGCGGCGACTTCGACGAGATCGGTAGGTTCAAGAAGATCGAGGATGCGCGGCTCGCCCACGCCGCACCAGAATTATATGAGGCGCTCGAAGCCGAAAGCGCTCTCATCGTGTCCGCGCAAGAGCTGATCGCGTCGTATTTGCCGCCCGATGGCATATCGAAAGACGCGCTCATCAACGGCCTGATAGAGCTGTTCGACGGCCCTCGCCAGCGTGCGGCGCAATCACAATCCAACGCCGCGTTCGCCAAAGCGCGCGGGGAGGGGTGACGATGTCGGGCCTCACCCCATCCCAACGCACCGCAATCGAGTCCGCCGAAGCGGAGATCGCGCGCATCATCGCCGCGCTCAGCGCCGAACATGAGCTGCTCGTCGAGAGCATCGAAACGAGGGCGGACACGGTCGAAATCGTGGCGTTCAATATGCAGGAGATCGGCGAATGACGATCGCGACGTTCCCGCAAACCTCCTTGGGCGCCGCGGCGGCCGCTGTAGTCGATCGGCTGGCGCCGGGCGGCGTTCAGCGTATCCAGTGCCCTGACGACGCAACGTGGCACGCGCTGCGCCGCCAAGACATCACAGCCAGCGTTGCGGCGGCGCTGCTCGGCGCGGCGGACCCGGAAGATCAGCACGCATATGCGACGCCCTACAAGCTTTACCTGCTCGCGACCGGCGCAATCGAGCCGGAGCCGATCGACGAAGAGGGGCCCGTGCTGCGCGGCTGGCTCATGGAAGAGCCGGCAGTGCGGCTGCTCCGCCGGCGCAATCCGAGCTGGATCGTTCGGCACAACGCCGGCGATGCGCGCGTCTATTACCGCGATCCTGCGGCGCGAATCGGCTGCACGCCCGACGCGATCGTGAACGACCCGCAGCGCGGGATCGGGATCGTCCAGATCAAAAGCGTCGAGGCGTCCATCTTCCGCAGGAAATGGAAGAACGACGACGGTGACTTCGAGCCGCCGCTGTGGATCGCGGTGCAGGCTATCGTCGAGGCGACACTCGTCGGCGCGTCATGGGCGGCTGTGGCGCCGATCGTCGTCGGGCACGGCGTCGAGATGCCGCTGATCGAGGTTCCGATCAAAGCGGGGATCATGGTGCGGCTGCGCGCTGCCGTCGCCGAATTCTGGCGGCGCGTCGCCGAGAAACGGCCTTATGATCCGGATTTCCGCCGCGACGGCGAGCTGATCGCGCAGCTTTACGATGACCCGGACCCCGGCGTGATCGTTGACCTATCCAGCCATCCGCGCATCGTTGAAATCGTCGCACAGCGCGAGGCTTTGAAAGAGCGCGAGGCCGACGGGAAAGCCGCCGAGAAGGAGCGCAAGACGCTCGACGCGCACATCATCTTCACGCTCGGGAATGCGGAGAGCGGCCGGCTCCCGGATGGGAGGATCATCACCACGAAGGCGACCCGGCGCGCCGGCTACGAGGTCGCGCCGACATCGTTCAGAACAGTCCGCATCAAGAGAGCCTGACCATGGAAGCCGAAGTCATTTCCCCGAACGACTACGTCACGATTCCACCAGCGGGCGCGCTCGCGCTCACCGTGCCCGAGGGACGGGCGCTCGCGTTCTTCACGACGGCGGGCGCGGTCGATCCGATCCTCGCAAAAATCCGGGAGGAAATCGATGCGTTCGCCGTGCCGGACGTGAAGACGAAAAAGGGCCGGGACGAGATCAAATCGTTCGCGCACAAGATCACGCGCTCGAAGACGTATCTCGAAGGCGTCGGCAAGGAGCTGGCGGCGGCACAGAAGGAAATCCCTAAGAAGATCGATGCGAGCCGACGCTTAATCAAGGATACGCTCGACAAATGGCATGACGAGGTGCGGGCGCCGCTGACGGCGTGGGAAGATGCGGAGGGCGCGCGGGTCGATCGGCATAAAGAGAAAATCCAATGGCTGGCGGAAATGTGCATCGGTATCCAGGCTGTTTCCGAAGCTGATGTCCTGCGCGCCTATTTGCGTGACGTGGACTCCCTCGAGATCGGCCCTGCCTGCGAAGAGTTCATCGCCGAATATGCATCCGCGAAGGACGCGGCCCGCGCGCGGCTGGCGGCCGCCATCACCGCTGCTGAAAAGCACGAAGCCGAACAGGCCGAACTCGACCGTCTGCGCAAGGAAGCCGCCGAGCGTGCGGCTAAAGAGCGCGAGGAGCGCATCGCCCGCGAGGCGGCCGAGCAGGCGCGGCAGGAAGAACAGCGCAAGGCCGCCGAGGAGATCGCGCGCAAAGAAGTGGCGGCGAGAGCAGAGCGCGACGCTATCGAGGCCAAGGCGCGCGCCGAACGCGAGGAGGCGGAACGCCGCGAGCGAGCGGCCGCGCTCAAAGCCGAAGAGGAGCGCCTGGCGGCCGAGCGCCGGGAGCTGGAATTGCGTCGGCAGGCGGAGGAGGCCGATCGCCGCGCGGCCGAGACGGAAGCTCGGCTCAAGCGCGAGGCCGAAGAGGCGAGGGCCCGCGAGAAACGCGAGGCTGCGGCTCGTGAAGCCGACCGTGAGTATCGGGCGAAGATCAACAGCGCGGCGGCGAAGGCTTTCGTCGAGGCCGGCTTTTCCGATCACGACGCGCGGGCCGTCGTGATCCTGATCGCGAGCCGGTCAATTCCGCATGTCACGATCAATTATTGAAGGGTGAGAAAAGATCATGAGCACGCAAGTCCAGACGCGAGACGCCGTAACCGCTTTCAAGTCCCAAATTGCGAACGGTGAAAATGAGTTCCGTGCAGCGCTTCCCGCTCACATTCCTGTCGAGCGTTTCATGCGCGTCGTCACCACGGCCGTGACGAGTAACCCAGACCTCTTGAAGGCCGATCGCCGCTCGCTGTTCGAAGCGGCGACAAAGGCGGCGCAAGACGGGCTTTTGCCGGATGGCCGCGATGGCGCGCTGGTGATCTTCAAGAACAAGGTCCAATGGATGCCGATGATCGGAGGCATCCTGAAGAAGGTTCGCAATAGTGGCGAGTTGTTGTCGATCAGCGCCTACGTCGCCTACTCGAATGACGAGTTCACTTACGAACTCGGCGACGAAGAGAAGATTTTCCACCGGCCAGCGCTCGACGAGCGCGGCAAGCCACGGCTCGTTTACGCCATCGCGAAGACGAAGGACGGCGGAATTTATCGAGAAGTGATGACGGTCGCCGAGGTCGAGAGGGTCCGTGCTGTTTCGCGCGCTGGGTCTTCCGGCCCTTGGAAAGACTGGTGGGACGAGATGGCTCGCAAGACGGTCCTGCGGCGGCTTTCGAAGCGCCTCCCGATGTCGAGCGATCTCGATGACCTCGTGCGCCGGGACGACGAGCTTTATGAGTTCGACGCGGCGAAGACGGGTGGCAAGAGCGACGACGTTGCACCTCGCACCCTTTCCAGCCGCCTCGACGCCCTCGCCGCCCCGCGCGAGCCCGAGCCTGCCCACGATCCCGAGACGGGCGAAATCACGCAAGACGATTCCGAGACCGGCGCCGAAGGTGACGCGGCGTCGCAGGCCGCGGGGGCGGAGGCTGGCGCACGGGACTCCGCCGGCGCTGCCTCTGCGGCCGACGCGGCCGCCGACGAGGACGAAAAGCTCCTCGACGCGGCACGCGCGAAATCGCTCGAAGGCCGCCGAGCATTCGATGCTTGGTTCAATCGCCTTCGCCCCGAGCAGATCGACGCCCTCAACCCGCATATGCGCGAGCTGATGGCGGCGGCGAAGCAGGCGGACGGGAGGGTGTGAGCCATGGCGACCAATCTGGACGACGACCCGCGTGTCACCGCGGCCGAAGAGGCCATTCAGAAGATCTTGCTCGACCTCGAGGATGAGATCGGCGCGAGCGTCGAGCTCGTCGATGTCGACACCCACAATTTCTGCCAGCTGCGCACGAGCATTTTCCTGACGAGCGAAAAGAGGATGTGATGGCGCTCTCGATTCCTCCCCGCCATGTGGCTGACCCGGGCGCTTTGACGCCAGCGGAGGCCGAATTCGTGCGCGCGCTTCAGAGCGGAGCGCGCGATCTCAATGATGCCGCGGAGCGTCTCGGGATCAGTCTGAGGTCGGCGCAGCGTCGCTCTGGCGTCATCTGCCAAAAGCTCGGCGTCGCGAATTGGCGTGAGGCGATCGCGATGTGGCGAGGACAGGCGGCATGACGAACTTTTCAGCGTCCGAAAAGCTCAAAGAAGTCGAGCGGGAGATCGCGCAGCGCCGGCGCGTCTACCCGCGCCTGATCGGCGCGGGGAAGATGTCTCGCGCTGCCGCTGATCGCCAGATCGCAATCCTCGAGGCCATCCGCGACGACTACCGCAGCAAGGCGGATGAAGAGAGGCTGCCACTTTGACCACGACCGCACTTACGCTCCTCGAGCAAGGGCATGCGCGCCAGTTGCCGCCGATTCTGCAGCGGCCCGACGATCGCGGCGCCATCGCGCATCTGACGCTCTCGATTTCCGAAGAGACGCCCGACGGGCGCGGCGGCCCGCGCTGGTCGCTGAAGGGCTCGCCGACCGCCGTAGTAATGGCGGACAAGCTATTCTCCGGCGCGCGCTGCTCGAAGGCCCGCGATGCAGTTTCGTGGCCCGCCGACTCGGCGTCCTTCGAAGATCTCTTGATGTTGATGCATCGCTTTCCGGTCTCCATCGGCCGCACCGCGGCGGAGCTTTGGGCGGAACAATATTCCGATTTGGTCGCCTCCTATGAGGAGCGGCTCGCGCTCGCGCCGATCGGCGCGCCAAAGGGCGGCGGCCGCTTCAAGGGAACGCTGCGCGACTTCCAGAAAGAAGGCCTCAGCTTCATGGTCGCGCATCGCAAGACGGTGCTCGGCGACGATATGGGTTTGGGCAAGACGATCCAAGCCCTCGCGCTGCTCGACCGCATCGACGATTGGCCCGCGCTCATCGTCTGCCAGCCGCACGTCATGAAACACTGGGAACGCAGCATCGAAAAGTTCCTCGATGCGCGCGACGCTTCAAGGCCGCTCACGGGCGCGGCCGGCGCGATCTCCTGGCTTTCGCTGCGCGGCTACAAGCAGGGCCGCGACACGCCCAAGGCCGATCTCTACCTCGCCCACTATCTCATCATGGGCGCATGGGAGAACTGGCTGCGTGCCCGTGGCGTCCGCACGATCATTTTCGACGAATGCCAGGAGCTTCGCCATCCCGGAACGAAAAAGCACGAGTCCTGCCGAACATTGGCGCGCAGCGCGAAGACTTCGATCGGTCTGTCGGGCACGCCGATCTATAACAAGGGGATCGAGGTCTACAACGTCTGGAACACGATCAACCGAGGATGTCTCGGGACAAAGGTCGATTTTCAGCGGACGTGGTGCTCGGAGTCGGACGTCTACCTCGTTGAAAATCCTCAGGCGCTCGGCCAATATCTGCGTGATCGCGGGCTGTTGCTGCGGCGGACGAAGGCCGAAGTGCTGTCCGAAATGCCGGAGAAGCAGCGTGTCATCGAGCCGATCGACGCGGACAACGCGAAGTTCGCCGAGCTGCTGAAAGAGGCGATCAAGCTCGCCAAGGACGCGGCGCTCGTGCGCGACCCGTTCGATCGCGGCAAGATGGAAGCCGAGGCGCTGGCGAAGACCAGGATGGCGACGGGCGTCGCCAAAGCGCCCGGCGTCATTGCATTCCTGCGCGCGCTCCTCGAAGCCGAACAGCCGACGCTCGTCTTTGCGCATCACCACGCCGTCCACGACCTGATCTCGGACGCGCTCGAGGACTTCGGCCCGGTCAGGATCACTGGGCAAGAGACCATGGGCCAGAAGGACACGGCAGTGAAGCGCTTCGCGGCCGGCGACACGAACCTATGCCAAATAGCGCTCCGTGCGGCGACCGGCATCGACGGGCTGCAGGCGCGAGCTCGCGTCGTCGTCTTCGCCGAGTTCGATTGGTCGCCGGCAATCCACTGGCAAGCCGAGGATCGCGCTCACCGCATGGGCCAGCGGGAGAGCGTGCTCGCCTATTACCTGACGACAGACCTCGGCACCGATCCTGGAATGCTCGAGGTGCTGTCGATCAAGGAGGCGCAGGCGCTCGGCGTCATGCACGACAAGATGTCGGACGAGTCCGACCACGCGCTCGCGCAGGCTGCGGCCGAGCGCCACAAGGCGGACATTCTCACGATGCTCAGGGGGCAGAAATGACGCGCACAACCCTTTCCCTTACGGCTGGCCTCCGCGAAATGATCGCGGGCGGCCGCCTGACTGAGGCGATGATCCCGGACGATTTTCAATGGCTCGAGGCGGCGCTTGAAGTAGCCGAGCGCGATCTCGCCGAGCTCGAAGACAGACGGCGGTCGACTTCATATTTCGGCGCCGAGACGGGCGATCTTCGTGACGCTATCGCCAAAATTATCCGTTCGTGCTCGTCGCCGACCGTTGAGCGCGGCGGATTCCATGCCCGCAACGGCAGTCAGGCCGGCTATATCGTCTATGAGCACGACGGGCTGCCGGGGGTGCAGAGCGGCATCCTCGATCTCTTCGGCCTTGTCGATCACCCGATCGCGACCGTCCCGCTGAACGAGCCCGTGCTCGTCTTCGACGCGGGAACCGGCGACGCCGCCATCATCGAACTCCGCCGGCCCGGCGAGTTCTGTCCTTTCGGAAGCCCGCGCAATCCGCGCCCGGCGACGCACTGGCGCCGGCTTCCGCCGAAGGGGAAGCGCCCGTGAAATCGATGCTTCCACGCTGCGCGCGCTGCGGCGCCTTCCCGATGGCAATCGACCTCGGCGCCGGCCATTGTTTCGATCGTCCGAGGGCGGAATTGTGCCTCTGGCGTCGGGCTCTGCGGAAGTGGCGGATGCCGCGCGCGCGGCAGGTGGTGGCGAGGATCGAGGAGCGGCCCAAGCGGAAAAGGATGCTGCGTCATGGTTGATCTGTCGATCCCCTATGGCCTCAAAGCACTGTCCGTTCGTCAACCCTGGGCGTGGGCCGTTTTCCACGGCAAGGATGTCGAGAACCGCACGCAAGCGAGCATCCGGCACATGAATTTCGCCGGCGTCGACCGCATCGCGATCCATGCAGCAAAAGGCATGACGCAAGACGAATATGACGCGGCGGCGCTCTTCATGTCGTCGATCCGCGTCGAGTGCCCGCCAGCGATCGAACTGGCGCGGGCCGGCATTATCGGATCAGCGCGCGTCGTCGGGATCGTAGGTCGCAATGGTTCTTCGGACCTCGCGCGATCGTTCTCGCTGACCCGGAGCCCTGCGATTTCATTCCCGTGGTCGGGCAGCTCGGGCTTTTCGACTGGACGCCTGCCGGGCCGGCGATCGTCCCGCAGCCGGCGCGATGGATGCTCGCCGGGCGGCCATCGAAGCCTGCCACGGAGCAGGCCGCGAAAGAGCCGGGGCTACCATTATGACGACAACCCCCACCACGAACGAGATGAAGGCGCAGATCGAACGCGGCGCCGAGATCGAACGGCGCGCCAGCACTGGTTGGTTCGCGTTGCTCTACAAGACCTGCGCCGAGGCCAGCAAGGCGAGAGGGTTCAGTCTCTACGACGCCTATGACGCACCTGATTGGAAAGCGACGATAGAGTCGACATTTCCGAATGGATGCGGGCAACTATTTCACAAGACCGCTGACGGCGGAATTACAGGGCTTCCTGGCTTCGTCGAGGCCTCCGCCGACGATATCCGGTTCATGGAATTCGCGCGTGCCTTCGTGCCGATCGCGATCCGGTTTATTGAGGCGCACCTGCCGGAGATCGAGCAGCTCGAAGCGCATGGCAAGCGCGCATTCGGCGCCGACTTGACCGATCCCGGTAATCGATTGTCGCTTTTCTCTTGGGACCAGGGAACGCGCGCATCGCTTCTGATCCACGCCTTTCGCACGGCGGAGATTCGCCGTTTGGAGAACAAGGCGCATTTGATGCGCGCCGGCTGCTTCGATGAGCGCGAGCGCGTTTCGGATGAGTCCTGGCGTCGGCGCAACGAAGAACTTTTCCGCGACGCTGAACAGGGCGCGGCGCTCGCGCAGGAAGCGCAGGAGGCATTGGATCATGGTTGATATTCGCCCTGTTCGCTTTCAGCTCTCGCGCCGCAAAGGCTTCGACCTGCAAGCGCTGTCGCGCGCGACGAATGGCCTGCCGGCGGTGAACTGCGCGCGGCCGGGCAAGTTCGGCAATCCCTTCACGATGGCCGGCTGCCGAGAAGCTGGATTCAAGGGCGATGACGCCGCTATCGCCGCACGTTGCGTCAAAGCGTTCGAGGCGTGGATCGACAGTCCATATTGGCGGACAAACTGGGACGGGCCAGAAGCCGAGCAGGCGCGCGCCGCAATTCTCTCCGGCCTCCCGCAGCTCGGCGGCAAGAACCTCGCGTGTTGGTGCGCGCTCCCGAAGCCGGGCGAGCCGGATATCTGCCATGCGGCGGTTTTGCTCGAGATCGCGAACCGCCAGACCTGCGAAGAGGTGACGCATGGTTGAGCGCTTCAGAACCGAGTGGGGTTCTGTCGTCGAAGTGAGCGGCGAGCATCGCGGCGCCTTCGAGATCACCTTCGACTGGCTCGAAGAAGGCGCCTGTGTCGAAGCGCGTGGCTCGGCGACTGTCGAACTGCTCGACGAGCCGAGGCTCTATTGGCGATGCGATTGCCATGGTGAGCGATCCGCGCGGCTCTTTCCGGTCTGCGAAGAGGTTACGCTGTGAAGCGCTCCGACCTCTTCGACACGCCCGTCATCAAGCGCGCGGTGATCTCGCCGTGCGGGCGCTATCGCTATTCGCTAGAGCGAATTTGGAATGCAACTCCGCCGCTCGTCTTCGTGATGCTCAATCCTTCTACGGCCGACGCCAGTGTCGACGATCGGACTATCGGGCGATGCATAGCGTTCGGCGAACGCGAAGGCTCCGGCGGGATATCCGTCGTCAATCTCTATGCTTTCCGAGCGACCGATCCGGAGCAGCTGTGGACCGTTGACGATCCGATCGGCCCGGAAAACGATGCTTGGCTCGATCGCATAGCGTCTATGCCGCGAACCGGACCGATCGTCTGCGGATGGGGCGTCAACGCCAAGAACTCGCGCTGGGTCGATGTGGTGGGGTTTCTCGATCGCGCCGGGGCGGGGCTCGCGTGCCTTGGCAAGACGCAGGACGGGAGCCCGCGCCACCCGCTCTATGTCCGCGCCGATCAGCCGTTGGAGGAGTTCCCGTGACTGACCACCGCGCCAAAGCGCTTGCTGACAAATATATCGGACGCACGGGTGGCGCGCCCGAACCGGCCGCGCGGATCAAGAGCCCGACCCGCGTTGGCGGCGAGTTTCTTGGGCCCGACAAAATCCGCTACGTCGCGACGCTGTTTGAATTCTCGGAAACGATCATCACCAAGGGGCAGCGGGGCTTCCCGCATCGCGGCGATATGGCCGCCGCCGCTTCGAAGGCGCAAAAGGCGCTCGCCCAGCTTCTCGGTGTCCCGGAGAGTGACCTTCGCAGCGCGGTCGCCCTCTATCTCAAGCAGGCGTGCTCATGACCGCCGATCGCCTCCAATGCGTCGTCCCGTTCTGCCGGCGGACGATGCGTGCCAACAGCAGTTTCTCAGAATGGATTTGCGCCGGCCATTGGCGGCTGATCGATCGGGATTTGCGGCGCCTCCACACGAAGGCGTCACGAGCTTTTCGCCATGCCGAAGCGGAGTGCGAGGCGATCGAACGCGAGGGGCGCGCGATGCGCGAGGTCCCGCCATCCCTGTTCGCGAAGCTCTCGAAAGCCGCCTTCCGGCGAGAGAAGAAGCTGCGACAGGCGCATCGGCTGTGGGAGCGCTGCAAGCGCCAGGCGATCGAGCGGGCGTTTGGGGGAGGGGAGGGGCTGTGAGCCGACGCGCCGCCCACTCGACGTCCACGGATGCGGAACGCATCCGCGCGACGGCCGCGGCCGCCATTCTCGGTTTGACCGTGCGCGGCGTCCAAGCGCTCGCGGCGCGAGGGGAGTTGCCCGGGGCCGCGAAAATCGGCAGCCTATGGACCTTCGATCCAGAGAAGCTCCGCCGGCATGTCGCGGCGAAGGAGGCCGAATGCGCGAGCCGAATCTCTATACCCGAGGCGGAGTCTTCTGGCTGCGAGCCACCATCCGGGGAGTCGAGCATCGAGAAAGCCTACGCACGCGCGATCTCGCGACTGCGCGGCGGCTCCGGGACAAGCGGATCGAAGAGATCTCAGCGGCGCGCTGGCGCGGCGAAAGGCGCCGGACGTGGCTCGAGGCCGTGACGGAATGGGCCGAGCACGAGTCTGGACAAATTGCTCCTTCGACCGCCAAGCGCTACGCCGTCTCGCTCTCGATGGTCAAACCCCACCTCTCCGCCTACGCGATTGAGAAAATTGACGGACAGGCGATAGCATCGATGATTTCGGCGCGCCGGCGGGAAGGGGCGACCTCCGCGACCGTGCGCCGTGACCTCACGGCCATCTCGCGGGTTCTGGACTATGCCGAGGCGATGGGCTGGCGCGAAGGCAATCCGACACTCTCCAAAAGGCGTCTGCTCAAAGAGAGGCGGAATCCCATCGCCCTGCCGATTGCTCGGGACATCGAGGCGGTTATTGCGGCTGCCTCGGCGCGTTTTGGCGCCCTGATCCACGCCGCGCGGCTCACCGGCTGCCGGCAGGACGAACTCGTCCAGGCGACATGGCGGGGCTTCAATCAGCGCGCGAAAACGCTCGAGGTCATCGGGAAGGGGAACAAGCGCCGGACGATTTCGCTGTCCGAGACAGCGGCGGCACACATCTCGGCACAGCCGGTCACGCTCGGCTGTGACCTGATTTTCTGCCGGGAAGGCGGCGAGGCCTTCTCACAGGCAGCGTCGGATTTCACCCATGTGCGCCGAGCCGTCATTGCCAAGGCGAAGAAGGAGAAGCGGGAATTTCAGCGATTCCGGTTCCACGATCTCCGCCATCTGTTCGCCGTCGAGGCGCTTCGCGGCGGCATGAGCATCTATGCGCTCTCGAAGCATCTAGGCCACACGAGCGTCAAGACGACCGAGATCTACCTCGATTTCCTGACACCGGAAGAGGCGGCCCGCGCCAAAGAGGGGGCGGCACAAATGCCGGCACAACCACGGCGGTCTGCCTGA